TGTAACACTATAAATTCCAGTACAACCTGTCCAAGCATAATACCCTTGTTGAACGGTATTATAGTTTGTTATCTTAAAATAATTGCAGTCTGTTGTATACATTTATATTAAATTTAACTTGGAGTCTGTGTTAATGTTGGAGTATTAGTTGGTGTCGGAGTGTTGGTTTTGGTATTAGTTGGTGTTTGGGTGTTGGTTGGAGTCACCGATGGAGTAACAGTTGGTGTTGGTGTAGGACATACATACATTGTATAATATAAATCATTACAAGGGAATGATAGATAATATAGGTCATTGTTTGGTATTACAATAACACAATTAGGGCAATTTGGATTTAATAAGTTATATTTGTTTTTTAACACTCTGTAGTTGTGAGCTATTTGTCCCGCATCCAATGGTTCAGTATACATTCTAAACGCACTAATATCCCCAATCATACTACCACCAAAGATTTCTTCCAAATGTATTTGAGTTGTTAAACCCGAATAAATTGTATGGTCTAAGTCATTTGTTGTTAAGCATTCAGGGTCTTGTTGATAAACTATTTCATCGACCGTATCAGGACACCCTCCTGAGAAAGTTAAGTTATCGTGTAGTCCTTGAGTTCCTCCACCTAAAGAGATGTTGTATCCAACACCTATTTGTTTTTCTTTTTCAACATTTAAAAGTCTTGGTATGATTTCTTCAAAATTTTCAGCAACCATGAATAATTTACCATTAACATAAATTTTTAAAGTACCAACTCTGAAAGGTTCCTCAACAAGCCAATCATTACTAAAATTAACAACTTCAGTTTTTGCCGGGTCATAATCTTTTTCGTGTGTTATTGGTGGTTGTATTAAACTAATACTATTATTTGCTGTTGTTGCGGTATATTGCTCTGAAACTATTAAACCTAACCCCCCTTTATCCCACAAGTCACATTCACCAAACCATTCCCTTCTTCTAAAGACAACGTCAATTTGAACCCAATGTTCAACATTTGCATAAGTGGTTCCTGAACAATCATCAAAGATTCCTCTTGTAGAACACCACTCATTTATGGATGTTCCTGTAACGTATGTTTGTCCGGTAAGACAAGTTCCCGTTGCCTCACAATGACCAGTTAGTGTATATGTTTTAATACAAAGTTTTGGACTACCTGTGTCTCCACTTAATCTTAATGATAGTGCGTTTGATACTTCATCGAACAATGGGTCTTTTTCTGGATATTCTGCGTGAGTTTCACAACTACAAGGACATCCACACATACAAGTTGTCGACGTAACACCTGATGGTTGATAAACAGGTAGACATCCGTGAGATGCGGTAATTCCTGTTTGTTCACATTCACAAGTGTGCATACAAGTTAAACCAGAAGTAACTCTTGTATATCCTGTATCTTGTTTTGGATGACCGTCAGCGTAGTGATAAAATTTGTTTTCGGCTCTTGCTCCCATGTAGAAGAAAGTTCCTTTGTTGTTTGGATAACGATTGTTAAGACCTCCTGAAGTATCTCCAGTCCATCTGTATCTCAACATGAACTCCGCAGTCCAACCTAAATTAACTCTTTCAGGAAAAACTTGATAGTCATACTCAGGTACTTTATAAAACCCTTGGTAAAATCCTCCTTGTAATGTGGCATAATACCCAACAGAATCTCCGTTAGTTGAATATGATAAATTGTAAGTATATGAATCGTCGTCCCATAATCTGTTTGCCGATGTTGTAAATCCTGTAATAGGATGCATTTTCATTCTCCTATCATACTTGTATCTGCTATAAGTGTCGGCTGATGTTGTGTATAACCCTGTTGTTAATTCAATTGTCTCTCCTGACATTTTTTTAACAAGTCCGTTATCAATACCTGTTAAACCTATGTCACACAATTCAGTTACAACAGGACAAAAATTAGGGTCAATATTACCGGGGTTCCAATAATTTTCAGAAACAATCGTTTGATAATCAAAAGAACATGAGGCTGATTGACATAATGTTGTCGCAGTATTATTGATATCAAACTTAAACGGCATTCTATTACCATCATCTTCACCAATTAATAAAGGTGAAAAAATAACTTCTTGGTCATAATCTTTTTCATCTGACGCCAGGCAAATGTCCGTGATTTCGTTCACAGGTAGTAGACCCCATCTTCTAAAATTATATTGATTAATATTTTGGTATGCCATAAACTATTGATAAATACCTTATCACCTAGTATTTATAGATTAAAAAGAACAGATGTTAACTGTAAACCAAGAATTTTATTCATCACCGTATTATTTTTTCCTTAAAGAAAGTAAAGATTCTTATTCTTTATACCTATCTGCTGAGGAAACTATAACAGAAGCTAGAGATAGAGATGTCGTTATTAAAGTACCAAAATCAAAACTTGAGGCTGTAAAAAAATATTTGGAAAAAGTTTTGAAAGACAAAAAGAAAAAATCCACAAAAGACCTTAAAGGAGAAATTGAAGAGTTGGTTAATTTGGATGGAGCATTGTCAAACTCATCTATCCCAATTTTAGACCCTAAGTTACACCCAAAGAAAACAATGGACCAAACGGTTGCTGCTGCAAGAATTACTAACGACCCAATTTCTCGTGGTTATAGAACTTATTATGGTGAGTCTGTTGAAGAATTTACTGAGGAGGATATGTCAGGTGCTTTTGGTTACGAAGAAACAAAAGATTTGGATGGTAAAGAAACATTTGACTATTACGTTGATAAGTTAGATATGTCTCCAGAAGAAGCGGTGGATAGAACAAAACAACAAGGAAAAGACCCGTCAGGTAAAAAAGACGAGAAATCAAAATATAAGAACGACAAGAACTTTATTGCTAAAATGACAATTTCTGAAATTCAAAAACAGAAAATGATTAAAGTGGTTGAAGATATTTTAATGGGTAAAAAGAAAACAGATAATTCTGAAGTTGGTAAAAGAGACGGAAGTGTTGAAGCATCTTCAATGATTAAAAGAAACATTAAGTCAGTTTTAAAACAAGCTGAGAAAGAAGGGTTATCAAAAAAAGATATAATTAAATTGTTAGGAAGTGAATAAAGATTTATACAATAATCCCAAAGGTGAGATAGAGTTTCCAAAAGACAAACAGGAACATATGAAGAAATGTTTTCATATGGTCAAAGGTGCAAATGAGAATGTTGAGGGATTCAAAAGAAATCAAGAACTTCAAACTAAGAATTTTATCGATTACAAACAACTTAAAAGGATTAAAAACTTTTTTGATAATTTTAAAGGTAATCATAACGAACCATCTTTTGTATTGAACGGTGGAGTTCTAATGAAAAATTGGGTTAATGATATCTTAAGAAAAATGAGACAAGGATTGGATTTAACCAAAAGAAACAAAGCTGATACTGGAATGCAGAATCAGTACATAAAGCCACACGAGAAAAAAGATTTTACAAATGTGAGACCTTCTCAGAAACACGCATCTACGCTACAAAAATATGATAGTGCCGTAACTGAGTCTTTAAAAAGAATAAACGAACTAATTTCTAAATTATAAAAACATGGCACTAGAAATCGCAGTTGATTTAACACAAAATGAACCAAACGCATTGACAGCTATCGCTGACATGGAGAGAGCTAAACTTATTCCAAGAAATGATTACAACGAAGAAGGTAATCCTTATTCATCTGTAAACCGTGATGCGGTTGCTGATGGAGATTCTATGGGCAGAGGTACAGGAACTTTCTTGGATGTTTACAATGTAAACGCAGGAACCATCACCGATGTTGTTGAAAGAAAAAGTGAAATTAAAATAAACAAATTTAATTCATCAAAACCTTATCCTAACTTTTAATGAAACTACAACAATCACTTAAACTAGTTATAACCGAAATTGCATCTATGGATAGTATCATCGATGCGATTAAAAACAGGCAAAGAGTCGTAATTTATTATGACGGAGACGAACCTGGCGGTAGAGGTATTAGAGAAATCGAACCCGTTTGTTTAGGTGTGAGTAAGTCAGGGAATAAAGTTTTAAGAGCTTGGGATAATGAAGGAGCCTCTCATACGGCTTATAAAGGAGAACAACCATTACCTGGTTGGAGATTATTTAGATTAGACAAAATCTTATCTAATAAGCCGACTGGTGAGGTTTACAATGAAATAAGACCAGGTTATAATTTAAATGGCGACAAAAGTATGGTGAGTGTTATAATAAACGCTAAATTTGATAACGTACCTCCACAACAAACCCCACAACCAACACAACAACCACAAGAAACTCAAACTACACCATCTCCAACACCAACCCCACAAACGTAATTATTATGGACCAATTAATGTCAAAACTTGTTAACGCCAAAGCTATTATGAACGCAATGGATACTAAACCAAGAACAGCTCAAGGGGGATTACCTCCAACATCTTTAGAACAACAATTTGATGTTCCAACTGCAAGATATAATATTCCTCAAGAATTTTTACAGGAACAACCATCACAACAAATGCAACCTTATTTATCTCAACTACCAAGAGAGAATACAAAGCCAGTCGGTGTTCCAACTGTTGATGCAATCAAGAACTCAAAGTTACCTGATGAAATCAAAAAGTTAATGATGGAAAATCCTATTGCACAACCAGCACAACAAACTGCAACATTATCTGACGATTTGATTGAAAAAGCATCAAGATTAATGAGAGAAAATAATACAGGATATGTTCCTGAATCGGCAAAACCAAAAACAGCTCAAGCCCAACCAACATCTAATACACAAATTGATTATAAGTTAATCAAAAAGATGATTTCTCAAGCGGTTAATGAAGCATTAGAAGAAAATGGTTTATTAGTTGAAAGTACGGAAAAGTCTAACGAAATGTTCACATTTAAAGTTGGGAAACACATATTTGAAGGTAGAGTAACAAAAATCAAAAAAACGTCTTAACCACTTTTCTTATTTGACATAAAGTATTATATTTTAAAAATAATATAAAAACTAATGTCTAAAATTAATGTACTTGTAGTCCCATCTGATAAAACAGGAGTGGGCAAATTTAGGTCTGTTGACCCTCACGTTTTTTTACAAAATTTATATCCTGACGATTTTCATATTGACATCATATATGATGTCCCAATGAATAACATGGAGTTTTGGAAAAAATACCAAATTATTGCTTTCCACAGAAGTCTTAATCCTGATTTTGAAGCATCTCACGCATTAATTCAAAAACTTAATGAGATGGGTATTGTCACCATTGATGATATCGATGACTACTGGATGCCAACAAAAGAACATCCAATCCATGATGTCATTAGATTTAATAAAATCAATGAAAAGATTACCGCAAACCTTAAGGTTGCAAAATATGTAACAACAACTACAACAATCTTTGCGGATGAGATTATGAAATTGAATAAGAATGTTGTTATTTTCCCTAATGCAATTAACCCTAATGAATCTCAATTTAAAGAACCAACTCCTGAATCTGATAGATTAAGAATTGGTTGGTTAGGTGGTTCTTCCCACTTGCACGATTTACAATTATTAGACCAATCGTTTAGTAAGTTAACACAATATAAAGATAAATTACAATATGTCTTATGTGGATTTGATACGAGAGGTAGTGTAACTGAAATTAACCAACAAACAGGTGAACACAAGAAAAGAGATATTCTTCCTCATGAGACTGTTTGGGCTCAATATGAAAGAATATTTACACAAAACTATTCTACTGTATCCGAAGATTATAAAAAATATTTAAATGTTTTCTCTCCTGAAGGATACCCAAATGAAATGAACGAACCATATTTGAGGGTGTGGACAAGACCTGTCCAATCTTATGCTAAGAATTATTCAAAATTTGATGTATCTTTGGCACCGATTAAAAATCATATCTTTAACAGAATGAAATCTCAATTAAAAGTGATTGAAGCGGGATTCTATAAGAAAGCGATTATTGCATCTAATTTAGGTCCCTACACAATTGATTTGAAACATTGTTTGGACCACGGTAATTTTGTTGATGGTAATGCATTATTAGTCGATGAAAACAGAAACCATTCTGATTGGGCTAAGTTTATTGAGAAGTTAGTTAAGAATCCAAACATGGCAAAAGATATGGGAGAAAGATTATACGAAACTGTTAAAGACAAGTATGATTTAAATGTTGTAACAAAAGCAAGAGCAGAATTTTATAAATCAATCGTATGATAAATGTACCATTAACAAAGTTTTTATTTTTAGATATTGAAACAGTTGGATGCGAATCCAATTGGGAAAATTTTAAAAAAAATAAAAAAGAACTTTCATTTCAATTTGAACATATCCAAGACAATCTTAGAAAAAGATTTCCTGAGGAGGCTGATACCCCTATTGACCAATTGTTTGTTAATAGAGCTGCATTAGTTCCTGAATTCTTAAAGATAGTTTGTGTTAGTGTTGCGTTTGTTATGGATGATGGTACCATTAAACTACAATCTTTCCACAGTGAAGATGAAGGTAAATTACTTTTAGACGTTCAAAAATTATTGAATCGTACAGGTGATTTAGGATTCTTTTTATGTGGCCATAATGTTAAAGGATTTGATATCCCAACATTGGCAAAACGTATGATGATGTACGGTTTGGAACCACCAAAATTATTACCAAGTTATGATACCAAACCTTGGGAAGTTAAAGCAATTGATACCAAAGACATATGGCAATATGGTGGTTATGGTCAATTTGCATCCCTTGAATTGATGTGTGTTTGTATGGGTGTTGAGTCATCTAAGAATACAGAAGTAACAGGTAACAGAGTTCATGAAGCATATTGGATTGATAAAAATATTGAAGGCATCGTGAAATATTGTGAGAAAGATGTTGTGGTTTTAATAGAATTAATTAAAAAATTAAAAAAACTAAAATGAGCTTAGAAAACCAAATAGACCCTGAAATGATGCAAAACATCATGGAACAATTTGAAAAAATTAAACAACAAGCCGGTATCGAACCTGATGATGAATCAAAAAAAGAAATTGAAGAATTATTAGGATTTACTATGGAAGAGTTTGATGTGGATATCAACAGAAGATTGAAAACAAGAACTCTCCAAGTTAAAAAAATACACGAAGATGCTGTTGACCCATTTTACAATTATGAGTCAGATTCAGGATTTGATTTACATTCTGTAGAAGAAATCACATTAGAACCTCTTGGTAGAGGATTGGTTCCAACAGGATTAGTATTTGGTATACCTGAGGAATATGAAGTTCAGGTAAGACCTAAAAGCGGATTGGCTCTTAAACAAGGATTAACCGTTTTAAACACACCAGGAACTGTAGATGCAGGATATGATGGTGAAATTAAAGTTATTGTTTTTAACACAACAAATAAATCAGTAACCATCAACAAAGGAATGAAAGTGGCTCAAGCCGTTCTTTGTCCCGTTATATGTGGAAAATACGTTGAAATAGAAATGGTTCAAACAATAACAAAAGGAGAACGTGGGGATAACGGATTTGGGAGCACGGGTATTTAATAAAAAATACAATATGGGAAAGTATTACGAAAATCTTGATGACCTAATTCAGTTAATCAAAAAAGTAGAAAAGAAACATCTTTTAGCTGAGTTTCTTTTAGAATGTGTATTAACTGCCAAAATAACTCCCACAAAACCAACTCACGAAATTATTAAAGAAGCTAAGAAAAAATGGTTTAAATAATGATAACAGTAGGATATTCAACAAGAACCCCAAACCCTGAATTCACAGAATACTTAAAGAAAAGTTCAGGATTTAAAAAAATTAATGTAATAGAAAAAGTTAATAACGGAGAAAAATCTTTATCTCAAGTTTATAACGAAATTCTATCCGAGTCAGAAACTGACATAGTTGTATTTTGTCATGACGACATTTACTTTGATACGACAGGTTGGTACCACAAACTGATGAAACACTTTGATAAAAGTGATTTTGGTATTATCGGTATGGCGGGCACAACCAACATGCCTGCTAGCGGTCAATGGTGGGAAGATAGAAGAAAGATGGTTGGTATTGTGAACCACGAACACGAAGGTAAAAAATGGGTTTCAAAATATGCCGATGACTTAAATAACAATATTAAGGAAACTATAATGGTTGATGGATTATTCTTTGCAGTTAGTAAAGAAAGATTAAAGTCAAACTTTGTCGAAGAGTTCCAAGGGTTCCATTTTTATGATGTTGCATTTTGTTTTGAGAACTTTCTTAAGGGTACTAAGGTCGGTGTAATAACTAACATTAGAATTACTCACAAATCTATTGGTCAAACTAACCAACAGTGGGAAGATAACAAACAATTATTTGCCAACAAATATTCTGAGTTTTTGCCAGCAAAAGTCGCTTTCGATAAGAACAGGAAGTTAAAGGTTTTAATCTCCTGTATGTTCTTCAAAACTTTAACAGGTTCAGAATTATATGTTTATGAACTTGCCAAAGGATTAAAAGCACTTGGCCATAGCGTTACAGTACTTTCTCAAATTGGAGGTCCTTTAACCGATATGGCAAAAAAATTAGGAATCAAATGTGTTTCATTTGAAGAAGCACCAGGATTTAAACTTGGAGATGGTAAGTGGGGATTCAATTCACCAGAAGGGTTTAAACCATCAACTGAGAATGTTTTATACAGAGTATCAGAAGTTGATTTTGATATCATCCATATGCAACATAAACCTGTTGCAGAAAGAATGATTCAATTTTATCCTGAAATAGATAAGGTATATTCTATACACTCTGAGGTTATTGAATTAGAAGACCCAATCAAACACGAATCAATTAAAAAATACATAGCAATTAGGCCTGAGATTAAGGATTATATTGTAAGAAATTTTGAAATACCTGAAGAAGAGATTGAGATAATTTATAATCCTGTGGATAATGAAAAATTTAAACCAGTTAAATCCGAGGTTAAAGATGCTGTTTTATTTGTTGGTACAATAGATTATCTAAGAAGAGAAGCTATAATGGATTTAATCGACTATACAAAAGATAACAATAAAGAATTGTGGTTAATGGGAGAAGATAAACAAAATTATTTATCAACCGTTTTAACACAACCCCATGTTAAATATTTTGAATCTGGTTGGAATGTTGAAAAATTAATTAACCAATGCACAGAAACTGCAGGAATTCAATTAGGAAGAACCACAATTGAAAGTTGGTTATGTGGAAAACCAAGTTGGATTTATAGAGTTAACTCTTTAGGTAGTGTTGAATCCAAAGAAAAAACCGAAGTCCCGTCAGATTTAGAAAAATATTATACAACAAATGTTGTAAATCAAATAAAAGAAGAATACAATAAAGTCCTCTCGTGATAATATTAACAACAACATATAACTGTGCTCCTTATGTGGAAAGGTCTTTGTTAAGTATAATGTCACAAAGATTTAAAGACTTTACGTGTTATATTACTGATGACTTATCTACGGATAATACAAGAGAAGTTATTAAAAAAACTATAGAAGGTGACTCAAGATTCATCTTAATAGAAAATCACATCAAATTATATCAACCAGGAAATTACGACCAAATTATTAATTGGAGAGCAATACCTGGTGAAGAAATTTGCGTTGAGGTGGATGGTGACGACTGGTTACCTGACCCAAATGTTTTTACAAGAATTAATGAAGTTTATCAAGATTCAAATGTTTGGATGACAAGTGGTTCATTCAAATACCACGATGGTAGACCCGGATTTGCAAAAGCACCAACACAATTTACCAATATTAGAAAACAAACATTTACCTTATCTCATCTTAGAACTTGGAAGTCTTGGTTATGGAAAAAGATTAAAGAGGAAGATTTAAAAGATGAGAATGGTAATTATTGGAATGTTGCTGGAGATTTATCATTTATGTTCCCAATGTTTGAAATGTCTGGAGAGGAACATTATAGATTTCTACCTGAGATAAATTACATTTATAATGAGTCTAACCCCATCAATGACCATAAAGTTAATATGGGAAATGTGGTTAGTACTGTAAACAAAATAAGAAATAAAACCGAATACGAAAAATTATGACGCCAAACGAAAAATGGAACGCAGCTAGGGGCGATGACACTTTAATCATTGACTACCCTTTAGATGAAAATTCACAAGTTATTGAACTAGGTGGATATCATGGATTATGGACAAAAAGAATGTCACAAAAATTTAATTGTAATATTCTAACAATTGAGCCAATTCCAGAATTTTATAACAAGATGATAAACGAATTTGATTACTATTTGAAAAATAATAGAGAAAAGATTAAAACGGAAAATTTTGGAATATCCACAGAAGAAAAAGAACTTACGTTCTCTGTTGATGGTGATGCAACATCTGCACACTTATCATCTTCAAACCAAATTACTATCACTTGTCACACTTTAGAACATTACCTACAAAAACATAACATTGAGAAGGTTGACCTTTTACAAGTTAATATTGAAGGAGAAGAATATCCTTTATTGGAAGAATGGACTAAGTCAGGAATTATTAATAAGGTAAAATATCTTCAGGTTCAGTACCACAGATATGGTGAAAACTATGAATCAAGACATAACAACATACAAGAAAGTTTAAAAAACTTAGGATTCAAATTAAGATATGAATTTGATTTTGTATGGGAAGCATGGGAAAACACCAACATATAATTTATGAGTAACTTAATATCATGCAATTTAATGGGTGGTTTAGGTAATCAAATGTTTCAAGCGGGACACGCGTTAGCTCAAGGGTGGAAACATAACAGAGAAACTGTTTTCATTCCGAGGTCTTGGACTCCAATGCAAGGTAGAGAGACTTTTCATTACAAAGAAAATATTTTTAGGAATTTAAAATTTGTTGACAATATTGACGGATTTACCAAAGTTCATGAAGGACCTTGGGAATTCTCAGAAATAAATCCTGTTGAAGATAATACCGTGTTTGAAGGTTATTTCCAAAGCGGCAAAAACTTATTAGGATTCAACGATAAGATTAGAGAAACTTTTGGACCGACAGAGCAATTCATATCTGAAATTACTCATAAATATCCACAACTTAATCAAGATAATACAGCTTCGATTCATATTAGATTTGGAGATTACAAACAAAATCCGCACATACATCCGAGTGTTTCAAAAGAATACTTAGACAAAGCATTAGAAATGATTGGTTCATACAGTCATTTATTTTTGTTTGGTGACGATAAAGAATGGTTATCAAACAATTTTACCGGTGACAATACCACTCTGGTAAATGAAGATGATTATGTGGATATGTGGATGATGTCTCTTTGTAAAAATAATATAATTCCGAACTCCACATTTTCTTGGTGGAGCGCATTCCTTAATAAAAACATAAATAAAAAAGTAATAGCACCGTCAATTTGGTTTGGTCCAAGTGGTCCTCAAAAATACTACGATATGTATGAACCTGATTGGACTAAAATGGACGTAATCTATTCTGACGGTGAATTAAAACCAACGAATTAATATGAGCGAAAAAATTAAAATTAGAAAAGTTTCCGATTATTGGGGAGAACACGATTGTTCTTCTGCAAGAAACTTACCAAAGACATTACAGTGGTTAACAAAAGAAACAAACGAACCTTATGATACAAGTGTTTATGTTGATAACTACATCAGAGATTGGGGATTAAAAGACCCGTCAATGGAAAAGATTGGATGGTTGTTAGAATCTCCACAAATGAATGAAGGAACCATCAAATATATCAAGGAAAACTTGGATATGATTAGAGAACATTATAAAATGATTTTTACTTGTATGGATAGTCTTTTAGAACTTGGAGAACCATTTAAATACACAATATCAAATGCGGTACCTTGGATATGGCAAGAAAATAGAATGATTCACCCAAAAACTAAATTAGTTAGTATGATTGCATCAAATAAAGGATGGTTACGTGGTCATCAAAACAGATTGAATTGGGTTGAAAAATTAAAAGATAAAGTTGATTTATTTGGTTCAGGTAGACCGAATCAATTAAAAGATAAGGAAGATGGATTGAGAGATTATATGTTTTCAGTTTCAATTGAAAACGACAACTCTCCAGGGTATTTTACAGAAAAATTAACAGACAATTTTGTCATGGGAACTGTACCTGTATATTGGGGTTCAAAAGAAATTGTTCACAAACATTTTGACCCAACAGGAGTAATCTTCTTAGAAGATGACCCAACATTGTCAACGTTATCTGTTGAAAAATATCAATCGATGATTCCTGCAATTGAAAGAAATTTCAAATTAGCTCAGGAACTTCCAATTGCGGAAGATTACTTTTTTGAAAAATATTTAAAAAAATGAAGTATCTAATTTTAGGTTCAGCAGGACAAATTGGCGCAGAACTTTGTGAATTCTTAAAAAAAGGAGGTCACGAAGTTTTAACCTTTGATGTCGAAGATGACCAAATACAAGATTTGAGAATTAAAGGAATGGTTGACTCTCGTGTAAGTGAGTCAGACTTTGTAATGTTTTTGGCATTTGATGTAGGTGGTTCAAGATACTTAAAAAAGTATCAGCACACTTATGATTTTATTGATAACAATGCAAGACTTATGGTACACACATTTCAGGCATTAAAGTCATATAGGAAACCATTTATATTTGCATCATCTCAAATGTCTAATATGTCTTATTCTCCTTATGGAGTTGCTAAGGCATTAGGAGAATCGTATACAAGAGCTTTAGGTGGTATCATAGTTAAGTTTTGGAACGTTTATGGACCTGAACATAATTTAGAAAAATCTCACGTAATTACTGACTTTATCATTAAAGCTAAAGATTATGGTCATATCACAATGATGACCGATGGAACAGAAGAAAGACAATTCCTTCATGCTGAAGATTGTTCAAATGCGTTGATGATTTTATCTCAAAAGTATAATGAGATAGACAGAGATAAGGAATTACACATTACAAACTTTGAGTGGAATACCATTTTAGATGTCGCAAACATTATAAATGAGGATATTCCTTGTAAAATAACCCCATCAAAAGAAACAGATACAGTTCAATTAAATAAAAGAAATGAACCAGACCCATACATTTTAAATTATTGGAAACCGACTATTTCATTAAAAGAGGGAATTAAAAAAATTATAACTCAAATACAAAATGGAACTATCTGATATATTATCTAACCATTATTACGAACTATATTCCCAAGAAACCAAAACCTACACTTCCAAAAAACATTCGGGACTATATTCAATTTTTAATTGGATTGTACGCAAAATTGTAATTTTAGAATTGAATGGGTTTCCAGTTGAGCATTTGGAAATAGATTATTATAACCAACAAATTTATGATTTGTTTTTTGAAAAAAAAGAAGGTAAGCTAGATTTTTCAGATATATCAGATGAAGAGAAAATTTTTTTTATAGAGAAATCAGATACCACAGGTTGGGGATTAGGTGATGATGTAAAGTTGTTGAACTTTAAAATAACAAATAAAATTGTAAATAAATTTTTTAACCCCAGTAAGTTAGTATTGGATTGTTACAATAATCTTTTAAAGTCAAACAATATTGATTTGAATAACACAATATTTGTTTGGGCTAGAAGTACCGATAAAGGAGGTGAAACAAAATTACCAAGTCTTGAAGCTTATTTAAAGATTATTAATTCAATCAATTTATCAGATAAAGAAATATTATTACAGACTGATGATTATAGAGTTTTAAATAGTTTTAAAGGATGTGGTCTCAATCTCAAGACAATTAAAGAGATTCCAACCTCAGAAACATTAAGAGGATTTCACATGGAAATGTGTGAAATTAGTAACGACACTTTCAAATCAAAATACAAAATAAGCAAAGATGAATATCTATTACAGATGTATTGTTTATCTTTAATTGCAAAAAATTCATACAAATCAATCCTATATCCAGGAAATCCAACAACATACGTACCGATGATAAAGGGCTCTTTTGACGATTGTTATTTATTTAAGGACGATAATCAACTATTTTAATAAAAAAAAAACTATGAAATCATACTCACAGTGCGGACAAGACTTATTTGTCTATTATCTGAACGAAGGAAAATCAGGTAAATTTTTAGACCTTGGTTGTTCTTTACCAATGAAAATTAACAACACATATCTTTTAGAACTTAATGGATGGGATGGAATCTCATTAGACATCCAAGACTTTAATACACAATGGGAACAAAGAAAATGCAAATTTATTCAAGCCGATTGTCTTAATCAAAACTACAACGAATTACTTAAAGATTATTACGATGACAAAGTAATTGATTATCTAACATTAGATATGGAAGGATGTGGTGACAGATATAAATTACTACAAAAAATTATTGAGAGTGATTACACATTCAAAATAATCACAATAGAACACGACGCATACCTTGGAGATGAGTTTGTTAATAAAGAACAAATACCACAACGTGAATTGTTAAAATCAAAAGGATATCAATTAATTTGTTCTGACGTATCTCACGCAAAGAATCCTGAATTATTCTTTGAAGATTGGTGGGTTAATCCTCAATATTTTGAAGAGTCTGACCTTGTGTCATGGACCAGCGATAAAACCAGCTGTGATAAAATTTTTGAAAAATTAAATATTGAATATGAAATTGCAAACGAATCAATCGACAGGTAAGAAAATAGTTGTGTTAGGGGGAGGTGGATTCATCGGAGGTCACCTCGCAAAAAGATTAAAAGAAGAGGGTAACCACGTTAGAATTTGTGATATTAAAAGACATGAACACTTCTATGAAGATGAGATATGTCATGAATTTATTTTAGGGGATTTAACAGACCCTAAGGTCGTAGATTTGGTTATTGAGGAAGGGGTGGATGAAGTGTATCAATTAGCTGCTGACATGGGTGGTGCTCTTTATATCTTCACTGGTGAGAACGATGCAAATCTTATGCACAACTCAGCAACTATTAATTTAAACGTATCAAGAGAATGTGTTAAGAAAAAAGTTAAGAAAGTATTCTACTCTTCTTCAGCTTGTATGTATCCTGAACACAATCAACTTGACCCATTAAATCCAAACTGTGAAGAAAGTTCTGCATACCCTGCAAACCCTGATTCAGAATACGGATGGGAAAAGTTATTCTCTGAAAGAGTATTTTTGGCATACCATAGAAACTATAAGTTAAATGTAAGAATTGCAAGATTTCATAACATCTTTGGTCCACAAGGTACTTGGAAAGGTGGTAGAGAGAAATCACCAGCAGCAATGTGTAGAAAGGTTGTTGAAGCCAAAGACGGAGATATCATCGAAGTATGGGGTAATGGTGAACAAACTCGTTCATTCCTTTATGTTGAAGAATGCGTTGAAGCGGTTCTTAGATTAATGGAATCAGATTTTACCGGACCTGTTAACATTGGAAGTGAAGAAATGGTTACAATTAATCAACTTGCCGAAATGGCAATTAGTATATCAGGAAAAAACCTATCAATCGAAAATATTGATGGTGAAGAGTTCGTAGAAAAATATGGATTTAAATGTCCTCTTGGTGTTAAAGGAAGAAATTCTGACAATAAACTTTATCGTGAAAAAGTTGGGTGGGAGGTTAGTCAACCTCTTTTAACAGGACTTACAAAAACTTTTTTATGGATAAAATCTCAAGTAGATACTTTAGAATTAGAAACTCCTTGGATTTACGAAAGTCCTGATGGTGGTAAAACAGTGTTTAAGAGAGAGCCTATGTCCACAAAAAGGATAAAAATTAAATAAAAAACCATGGTATCAGTTCCAGTTAGTATTGGAGAAATGATTGATAAACTATCAATTCTTCAAGTAAAAAAAACTAAAATTTCCGATGAAACAAAATTAGATTTTGTAAATAAAGAATTTGAAATTTTATACAATTTATCGTCAGTTTACTTAGACAACGTTGAAATCGAATCACTTTATCATCGATTAGTTGAAATCAATTCATCTCTTTGGGATGTTGAGGACAAATTAAGAATTATAGAAAAAGAAAAAAGATTTGAAGGTGAGTTTATATCTTTGGCGAGAAAAGTATATTTTACTAATGATGAAAGATTTAGTTTAAAAAATGAAATCAATTTGCTCACACTCTCAGAAATTAGAGAAGTTAAAGATTACGTAAAATATTAACAATTAAAAACAAACGGATGGGAAAAACAACAAGGAGAGTATCTTCTACTCAACTTTCAAATTTAAACGAAGAAAAAATCGTTAAATCAAAAAAAGAACAAATTTGTTCAATCATAAAAAGAAAAACAAAACAAAAATTTTTATCGGAAAGTCAAAAAGAATATTATGAAAAATTAGAATCAAATCAAATTACGATTTGTTCGGGACCGGCCGGTGTTGGTAAAAGTTACATAGCAATGAAAGGAGCGGTTGATTTATTAAGTGACCCAAATACTCCTTATGAAAAAATTATTATTGTACGACCAGCGGTTGAGGCTGAAGAAAAACTTGGCTCACTTCCCGGTAACGTAGAAGAAAAATTAGACCCATATATTTTTCCATCGTATTATCTATTAAATAAAATTATTGGTAAAGAGACTAGAGAAAAATTAAAAGATATTGAAGCTATTGAAGTTTTTGCATTAGCATATATGAGAGGTATGAATATTGATAATTCAATTCTTATATTTGAAGAGGCTCAAAATTCAACTCCAAGTCAAATGAAGTTGTTATTAACAAGAATTGGATTTAACTCCAAATTTTTTATTTCAGGTGACTTAGAACAATTTGATAGACATAAAGATAAAACACAAACAGGACTTTGGGATGCCATGAAAAAATTCAGAGATTTACCAAGTGTTGGTGTACACGAATTTGGTGACGGTGATGTTGTTAGAAACCCACTTATTACACAAATTTTAAAAAGATACGAAGAATGAAAATAGGAATAGAAATTAATGGGATATTAAGGGATACTTTAAAAAAAATCCAACAAGAATATGAAAAATGGTATCTTAACGAAAATTGGAAAGAAATGAAATTTGTTGAAGATGAAAAGGATATTGAAAGAAAAGTTATTTCTGAAGTAAGTTCTTTAAATCTAAATAATCATTTAGTTTTTAAAAATGAAGATGAGGTATACGATTTTCTCTACAAAGAACACACAATGGAAATTTTTGGTCATGCTAGCTCTGTAGAATATAGCGGAATGAATGATTTAAATGATTTTTACACTGAGATGAGGGACAATCACGATATTATTATTGTTTCTGATGAAATTGGAAAATCAAAACCTGCTTCATTGTTTTTCTTGGCAAAATTTGGTTGCTTAGTTGAACAGGTTAAATTTTATAGCGAAAGTACAATTAATTCACTTTGGGACTCCGTAGACATTTTACTTACCGCTAATCCTAATCTATTATTAAATCATCCTAAAAATAAAAAGTTAATCAAATACGAAACATTTTATAACAAGGACATAAAAAATGAGTATTCAATTTCAACACTGAAAGAACTCAAAACTAAAATTGAAGAATTAAATGATTAAAGTACTTGGAGAAAATTACTACGTTGATTTGGATGAAATTGAAAATTACTTAGACATGACAGATGACTCACCAACTGAAACAATCACTGGTGGTACTGAGACAAAAATTAACATTATCAAATTTGAAATGGTTAAGATGATGTTAGATACTGTTCTAACAGAACAGGAGGATTTGGATGACAAATTAGGTATGAAAGGGGCAGCCAACACAAGTATTCCGTTCAGAATTGCATTCAACAGTTTATTAAATAAAAAACTTATCAATCATTATTAATATGGGAAATTTAGCACAAGAAAAAGTTTTAGAGTCAATAAAAACTTTAAGAGAAAAAAAAGCGAGAATTTATTTATTCGCACAAGACACTAAAGGAAATGCAAAAGCATCTGTAAAATACATTTATGATGTTGCATTAACTTTAAAAAGAGGTGGATTCAATCCAATAATTTTACACGAAAAAAATGACTATGCCGGTGTAGAATCTTGGTTAGGAAATGAATACATGAGTGAAATACCTCACCAATCAATCGAAGGACAAAATTTAGAAATAAGTCCTGAAGATTTTTTAATCCTACCTGAAATTTTTGGGTACGTTATGGACCAAGTAAAAACATTACCATGTGCCAAAATTGTTTTAACACAATCATACGCATACTTGTTAGAAACTTTACAACCAGGACAAACATGGGCACAATTTGGATTTTACAAGTGTATCACAACTAACAACAAACAAAAAGAATACATTGAAAGAGTAATGAGACAATCATCTTTTGATATATTAACACCTTACATATCAGAAAATTTCACCCCAAGAAAATTACCTGCAATGCCAATTGTTGCTGTTCACACAAGAGAACAAAGCGATGCGATTAATTTAATTAAAACGTTTTATTTAAAATTCCCTCAATACAGATGGTTTACATTTAGAGATATGAGAGGATTATCTGAAAAAGAATTTTCTAAAGCATTAAAAGAATGTTTTATGAGCGTTTGGATTGACGATAAATGTGGGCATGGTACATTCCCATTAGAATCTATGGCATGTAACGTACCTTGTTTAGGTAAAATTCCTGACTTATCTCCTGAGTGGATGAATGAAGATAATGGAGTTTGGGTTACAGATTTAACTATGATGGCTGACTATATTGCAGATTTTATTCAAAATTGGTTAGAAGATAATATTAAACCTGATTTATACGAAAACATGCAAAAAACAGCTAAAGATTTTATGAATAAACAAGAATTTGATTCTAAAGTAATCTCATTATTCGAAGGTTATTTAAATACAAGAGCAGATTCATTTGAACAACAAATATCAAAAACAGAAGAATAATATGAGTAATAAATTATCAGTATCCGTTATACTACCGTTAAAATCATCTAAAGCAAAAAACTTTGATGAGTATTTTGAAAAGGCAATCACGTCATTAAAATCCCAACAAACTCAAATTGAGGAACTTGTTATTGTACACACTCAAGAAGAAAGTTTAGTTACATTACTAAACTCTTACGACTTTGGTGATTTAAATGTTGTCAAATTAGTTTGGGATAAAGAACCTAACTACTCATCTCAAGTTAACTATGGTGTTGAGAAAGCTAAAGGAACATGGGTTTCATTTTTTGAATTTGATGATGAATACGCATCAATTTGGTTTAAAAATGTTGCAATGTACATTGAGTCATACCCTGAAGTACAAGTATTTTTACCTGTTGTGGTTGACACAGATGAAAAAACAACTTTTGTTGGTTTTACAAATGAAGCCACTTTCGCAGCAAACTTTACCCAAGAAATGGGAGTGTTAACTAACGAAACATTACATGACTATCAAAATTTCCAAACAGCTGGTTCGGTAATTAAAAAATCAGTAATTGAAGATTTTGGAGGATTTAAAAGTTCAATAAAATTAACATTTGTTTATGAATTTTTACTAAGGTTAACATACAATTCAGTATCAGTAATGACAATTCCAAGATTGGCATACAAACACACTAATTTAAGAGAAGGTTCAATATTTTGGAATTATAAAAACAGTGAGCCTAAAATGTTAGAAGACGAGGTTAAGTTTTGGGTGGCGACTGCAAAAAAAGAATATTTTTTCACTGACGACAGAGTCATAAAATATCAATCAGAAAATGCATAATGTCAGAAACAATCTCTGCAACTACAGAAGATGTTTCGTCAAAAAAAAGAGGAAGGAAAGCGGTTAATTTAAATTATTTTGATGTCAGAGAAGAAACAGCGGTAAGAAACTTTTTAATTGCTGAATCTTCGCACGAAAAAAATAAAATTTATAATGAATTTCTAAGAGCACCTCTAGATAAGATGATTTCATCTATCATTAGACGTTACAAACTATATCGTAAAGATATGGACTTCAATGAAATTCATTGTGATACTCATTCGTTCTTAATGACCAAGGTCGATAAGTTCAAACCAGATAAAAATAAAAAAGCATATTCCTATTTTGGTACAATATGTAAAAATTATCTGATGGGTCAAATTATTAAAGACCAAAAAGAAACTAACAGAAAAATATCCTACGAAGACATTTCTTCAAGTTTAGAAGAAAGACCTGACATGAGTTATAGAATTGATGAGGATATTGTTGAAAGTGATGTTATAATAAACAAATATTTACAAGAACTTAAAGAATTCATTGAAAATGAAAATTTAAATGATAACGAAAGAAAATTAGGATATGCGTTAATTGATTTATTCGATAACTACCAAACAATATTTTCAGGTGCTGATAATAACAAATTTAATAAAAATGTTATTTTATTATCACTAAGAGAAATGACTAATTTGAGTACTAAAGAAATTAGAAGTTCTATTAAAAGATTTAAAAAATTATACATCGTAATTCAAACTAGGATGAAAAATTAATAAAAAAAGTATTTATTGATATGCCTAGACCACAAAGAAAAGAAATTAATTTTAGTAAAGAATCAATTCTATCACTCATGCAAGAAATTTATAATGAGTTAGTAGAACAAAGAAATACTGCAATAAGAATCCAAAATAAAATGTTGACCATGTTAAAGGATGCTTCTGACATGACAACTATTGGACCTGTAATTGAAAAACAACAAAAGATTGTTAACGACTGTGTTGAAAAGAAATTAAGTCTTTCAAAATTACAATCAAGTATTTGGGAAAAATCAAACAGCAATGTTGAATCTTTTACTCTATCGGACTTAGATGATGACTTAATCCAAAATCTAATAGATAAAGATGTTTCAAATGAGGAACAAAGTTATAAATTAAAATAAGATGCCGAGTCCTGATTTATCACAAGGTTGGTTAGATGTTGGTAGTCAATTAGATGCTATTAAAGATTACAATGCAACATCTCAAGCAGAAAAAACTTTAAGAAGCCAAGCAGCAAATTCGGCATCCCAAGCCACTGCAAAAATTTCAAAATCTTTAAATAGTATTGCCGACAAACAAAAAAGGTTTCAAAGAGACGCACCAACGTCTATGGATGAACTTTTAAATTTGTTTGGTAAAACAAATGGACAAGGACCTGAATCATTCAAATATCTTAGAAAAAAATTTTTAGAGGCTTCGGTTAAAATTGAACCTGAAGTTAAAAATATCATTTCAAAAAACGCACTTAAGGCGTTAGGTTGTTCTCAACAACAAACTTTCAAAGGATTTAGTAAATCCCAATACAACCAAATTGGGTCAATGCAACAACTTCCTGTTCAACAAGGAATTTATATTCCAGTACAAAGTTTGGATTTTTTTGGTAACTTAAAAAACGCTCCAGATACTCCTGTAGGTAAAGCGTATTACGAACATTCGGACCCATCTACAAGTGAAAAGTTTAAACCTTATGGAGGAGATATTGCATACCCAATGAATAAGGAATTATATCAAAGAATGGATGCCACAAATGTTAACAGGTCTTACAAACAAGAATACGGTAAAGTTTATAAAGGAAGTTCAGGACAAGATTTATTCGACATTCAATATACTAAAACAAATGAAAACGGAGTTTCAGGTGATTATTACAGAGTAATATTATTAGATAGAGAAGATAATACTACATCGGGAACAACATCTGGAAATACTGTTGGTGCAACTTTAAATACTGTTGGCCCGTTTCTAAACGATTATTTTTCAACCATTAACATGGTTGATTCTTCTGATATTGGAATGCAAATTGTAAATTTACTTTCCGGTGCCTTAAACACACAAGCCAAACTTGGTCCTGCAGATATTGGAAACCAATCTTCTTTTTTCTTAATTGCCCAAAGAATTTTAGGTCTTTGTTTTGATAGTAGAAAACAAATTGATGTTAGTGGAATTTCCAAAGTTGCAGAACTTGATGGTGTTGATGATGAGTTTTTTAAATTTACAGAATCTGATTTAAGAAATATTAATTCAACAATCAATAATGTTCAGAATGGTGTTATGGAATTTATAGATTGTGACAATATTAAACTTCCTGTAGATTATCAAAATTTAACTCAAGAATTAGGAACATTTAGAGCCGAACAATCAGGATTAACTTCAGAACAAAAAGTTGCGGGTTTAGAAAAAATAATAGATAGCATTTCTCAAAACCCTTCATGGAGTTTATACGTACCTGCAAATTTTAATGTCAGTGTTTCAATCAACACAAGTGTATTAAAAAAAATACCTTTAGCCGTTGCCGCAAGTGCTCTTTCACCAAAAACGTTATTACCAATTTTCACAATGTTATCGGTATTAGAAACAAGTGCAAAAAACAATATCAATCAAGCAATTACATCTGCAAATACACAAATTGCATCAGGTAATACTGTTGGTGGAGATGTTAACAATGTAGTTAATAATGGTGTGGATTTTTTAAATAAATTCAGAACTTTCAACATCAATGTTATTTCAGAAATCGGTGCGGTTTATTTGAAAGCATTATTTGAAATTCTAAAAAAAGATATAATAAATCTTTTATCAATTATTATTCAAGACATAACCAAAAATCAAATTACACAAAGATACGCAATCATATTAAGACTTGTTCAACTTGCACTTACAATTGCTCAATTAGTTAAAGATTATAGAGAATGTAAATCTTTACTGGATGACATACAAGCCTTACTAAGATTGATTAACGGATTACCAATTAAAAGACCTAAGATACCTTCATTCTTAATGCCGTTCACAGAATTTCTACCTGGTAGTGACCCAAGTAGGTCCAGTGTTAACACCCTTCAATTCTTACAAAAAATAGGTGTACCAACAGGAACTTTACCTGATGGTTCTCCTAATATTATGAATTTATTTGATAAGGCGGGAAAACAAGGTACCGCAAAAGAAGAAACTGAAAATGGAGTTTCCGATGCTGAGGTATGGACACCACTTGGTGTTATACCTGTTTTTAATAAGAAAAGATAATATGACTCAAGAACAACTAATTAAAATAATTGAAGAACAAAAAGATTTAAAAAATTTACCTAATAGTAATTTAGTTCAAATGATGGATTTATTATCATTAGAGTTTGAGGACGTTAAGAAAAATTTAATATCAATGACTTTTCATTTAGATAAAGTTGAGGAGTTGTATAATAATTCATTAAAAGAATTTCAAAATAGAGCATAATGGGTAATAATTTATTTTATCAATGTTTAGTATTAGACACCAATGACCCTTTAATGTTGGGTAGAATTAGAGGTACTCTAATAACAGACAACTATGCAGATATTATCAGAAGCTTTGACGACCCACCATGGGATGAAGTAAAAGATGCGTGGACTGAAAGAGACCCTTTTATCTTCAATCCTTTATTGCCATATTTTATTTACCAAGTACCAAAAGTAAAAGAATTAGTACAGATTATGTATTTGAATAATGATTTCAAATATCAGAACCAATACTATGTTCAAAATACTTTCTATTCACCAACTTCATCGTTCTTTCAATTTAATGAGGGTGGTAATAAGTTTACGGGTACGGGTATGCAAATAAAAAGCCCAAAACCTCTTAAAGAAAAAACAAGTGGTATATTAACTGAAAAGGGTGTTCATAAAGGTGTATTCCCTGAACCAGGTGATAATGCCATTTTAGGTAGAGGTAGTGCCGATTTAATTGTTAAAGAAAATGAAGTCTTATTAAGAGCCGGTAAATTCCAAGGAGAATCTCTTCAGCCAAATATAGTTCCTGTTGCAAACCAGCAAAGAGGATATCTTCAACTTACAAGATTCCCAAGTGTTAAAATTCCATTGGAACCTAAGAAGTATATTGAGATTGAAGAAAAAGTTTTATTGGTGAAATACCTAATGGAATGGACAATTATCAATCCTGAAAACGCTGAAGACAAATTTGCCGGCACAGTTTATCTATATCAACTTAAACCTGACATTTCGATAAACACACAAAATTTAACATTAGGTGCGCCTATTAATGAAAATTTAAAAGTATTGGTGGCAACTGAAGAATTTTTTGGGTTAAGCACTGTTGAAACAGTTAATTTTATTAATCTGTTTATACAAGCATGTAATAGTAAATTTATTACCAAATCAGGGACTCAATTATTCTCATCTCAAACAACGGATAGATTTCCAATTTTTTACAGACCAAATAATTTAACATATTCTTACATCAACCCTTCATCAAATAGAAATACTAAAAGCCAAGAATTTACCAATATTTCAAATATCTTTTCAAAGATAAAATTGAATCCGCCACTTAAACAAGCTGGTTACGGATTGATTTATAAATTAGATACTGTTGGTACCCCAATGGATACAAAGACAGTTATAGTTCCCCAATCAAAATATTTCCCCAACCCACAAACATTTGGTGCACTTGGTGCGGATAAGGTATTCTTATTGTCCAATCAAACGGCAATACCGGGAAAGAGAAAGATTAATTTTGACGATACGTTATATGGTATTTCAAACGATAAGTTCTCTGACGATATTATTCCAAACACATCGAGCATGGTTAGAGGTGAGGAGTTATTAGAATTGATTAATTTGATTACAAGATTCTTATTAACACACACTCACGCATATCCTGGATTACCTCCAGTTCCCGTTACACAAGACGGAACATCATCCACAGATATACTCACAGAACTACAAAATGCGGTGACAAAAGTTTTAAATGAGAATATCCGTCTTAATTGATATTTATTGAAAAAGATTAAATGTCAATTTTAAGGTCATACATAGATAAGAATAATACCATTACATCAAACTCATATGTAAACACAGCGAGAAATCCAGTTGTGGAACTGAATTTTGGTGCATCGGATTATGTAATTCCGAACTACGGATACACAAGATACATCTTCGATTTAGACTTGGTTCAACTGAGACAAGACATTGCATCAGGAGTTATATCAACAGGATGTACTTCAGCAATGACCCATACTCTTCAAATGACCAACACGTCTTCATTTGATAATGAATTACTTAATACTTTTATGTCCAATGAAAGAAGAAGAGCAACTTCATTCGACTTAATTTTATTCAGAATACCTGAAAGTTGTAATCCAGTTCCCGCACAATCATCATATACTCAAACAGTAAAATATACTTATCCAAATGCAGTATTTGCCGAAACATGGGGAACATACACAACAGGATTTATTGCATCTCAAGGATATAGTTCAGATAATATAATATATGCAGAAGGAATTTGTTCTGATGATGTTGACGGACCAACATTTACAGGTGTAAATAATATTGGTGAATTTCCTGAATCAATGAATACATTTCTTGGGCCATTTATGTCTGGAGGATTAGCGGGTTATCCGTTTGTTGGAAGTGTTGGTTTAGGAGCATGGGCAAGCCATGTTACAAATACAGGAACATTGTTTATTTCAAGTATGCCACACATAGGAATTACCGAAGATGGAGATGTTGGTTACATGTATCGTAGAGGTCAAGGAAATTATCTTTCAAATACTTGTGGAGCCGTTGCTGGAGCTGTTAATTGGGTTACAGGTTCAACTCAAGCTCCAGAATATACTGGTTTTACTGAAGGAGGGAATTACGAATTTTATACACTTACAAATATATTATGGGAATATAAATCTACTTTAACAGGTATGACTTATGGTCAACAAATGAAATTTGCAACAGATACTATTAGAGATGCTGCAGAACAATTTATTATTGAAAACTTACCGTCTTCAGTTACCGCACAAACATCTAATAATGTTTATTTTTGTAATGGTATTTTTATTAATACCGATGATGGTAGCGAAGCTTATGTCGATATTAATAGATTTAAAAGATATAATACAAGCGCAAATACATGGACAGATTTAACTTCAATATATTTAAGTGGATTAACCGCAGCAACTCCAGTACAAACATGTATCTCAAATCCACAATTTTGGGATGAGGGTGTAGGTTATGATTATAATGATTTTAACATTGCCAAGAATAGTGCCATAGGTGGTTCAGTACCACTTACTTATGTGGATAGCAGAGCCTTCTCAACAAGACCTTCAAACTGGTATCAAACAACAACAATAGATGAATGGTCACAACCAGGAATCTACAACAACAAAAATGAAGGGTTGGTTAACTTTTCAGGTTTAACTATTGTTGCAAGACAACACTTTGATTTAGGAAACGAAGACCTTGATATGGATATGACTGATGAGATTAATGGTATCCTTGACGGTTCTATCACTGGCGTTACAGGGTGGGGTTTGGCTTACTTACCTCAGATTGAAAACATAACAGGTTTAACTGACAGTTATAGTGTAGCATTTTTCTCAAAATACACACAAACATTCTATCAACCATACCTATTAACAAACTATGATGACTTAATTAAAGATGATAGAAATCAATTTTTAAAAAACCAAGTTAATAAATTATACCTTTATGTTTATCAAAATGGTGATTTGGTTAATTTAGACATGGACCCTTATGTTAGAATCGAAGATGCTAATGGTTTGGCATTATCAGGAATGAGTTCATTATCAACTTGTTTAAGAACTAAAGGTGTTTATGAAGTTGTCGTACCTAATGGATTTTCAGGGTATCCAACCCCTTGTATGTTCTATGATGTTTGGTCAGGATTGACTATCAATGGAGAATGTATTCCAAACATACAAAATCAATTCATATTACAACCATATAAAGCAGGTATTCAAATTGGAACTGTGTCTCAAGAACCTGAAATATTTGGATTTAATTTCTATGGTATACAGCAGAACGAACAAATTTTAAATAGTGATATTAGAAAAGTTGGTGTTACGATTAAACAAGCTTATACAGGTCAACAAGTTCTTTTAAACGTTTCATCTTTTTATAGGGTATATGTTAAAGAAGGAACTACCGAAGTTCAAGTTCAAGATTGGACTCCATTAAACAGAACACCAAATCAATATTATTTTATATTTGACATGAGAGATAAGATTCCAAACCAATATTATGTTGATATTCAAGTGAATAGTAGCGGTACTAAAGATACTTATAAACAACAATTAACATTTAACATCGTAAATAAAAAATGAGTAAAGTAATTAAACTAACAGAAAAAGACATCAACCTTTTAGTAAAAAAGGTTTTAAAAGAGCAAGAACAAGTAAACTATATGTTCTTCAGTAATTTAGAGCAAATAAAAAGACAATGTGAAATGATGTTGGAAATGGATGCAAACATGCTTGACGATATCATTCAGAATGGTCACGATTGGGCGGATGACCATATTACCGAAGCCAAAACTAACATTGACCAAGTTTTTGATTTCTTCAAAAATAAAATGAGTGAAGAATCTGAATATGTTGATTATGAAGATGTAGAAGAAAATTCATTATCTGAAGGTAGAAAAAAAACAGGAACAAAACTTTGTGCAAGAGGTAAAGCAGCCGCTAAATCAAAATTTAAAGTTTGGCCCTCCGCATATGGAAATGGGTTTGCCGTTCAAGTATGTCAAGGCAAAATAAAAGGATTAGACGGAAAAAAACATTGTTCAGGCGCATATTGTTAATTCAAGAAAGTTATTTATATTTGTGGTATGAACCCAAATGAAAATTCAGGAATTTTATTTAGAATATTTTTATATCTAAAAAACAAATTTGACCCAAAACCTCCTGTTGCTGAAGAAGTCCAAACATGTACTCAAATTTTATTAAAGGTATTAGATTACGAGAATACCGAGTTAACATACACACCTGTATCCAATAAAAGATTTATTGTTAATGATGAGAGAGGTATGGCAATTACTATTGAAAATAGAGTTGTTCACATCATTAATCACATATACAGTTATAGCATATACATGGAGGATAACGATTGTTATGGAAAAATTTTGAAAAAATTTGACGAAGTTTCTGAAAAGAAAAAAAGTGAATTAGAAGAAAAAATTACAACTAATATCAAACATTCATTAAATAAAATTTTAGAGGGACTCTCTTAACACTTTTCTAATCAAATCTTTTATTGATTCGTTCTTAGGTTCATAATGAGTCATCTTAGGCTTATTACCCGTACCTGATTTTGAATGCGTTTTCTCAGCTTTTCTTTTTTGTTGACAAGCAGATTTTTTTTGTGAGGCAGACATTTTAGATGCAACACCAACACCTCTACATTTTGGATAACCCTTATCACTGGCTTCAGGTCTTCCACAAGGAGGGTGTTTACCATTTTTATCTTTACGGCAAATATTAACCCATGGACCTGCAGGTTGTTTACTACCTTTTGGTTTTTTCTTAGTACCAAACCACACAGCCAAATCCTCTTTCAGAAAATCTTCTTTAATTGGTCCTACAGCTTGTTTTATAACTTTTTCAGGACTTTCAACATCGGCAATATTACTACCATCCTCGTCATTTTGACCTGTATAAAATTGTTTTAAATATTGGTCTAATTTAGATAATTTTTCAGTTCTTTTTTCAATCTTGGCTCTTTGTTTAGGAGTTTCTTTAAAATCACCATCAGCCTCCTCATATGCCAGTTCTGCATTAATATAATCATATACGGGAATATTAAAAGGCGCTAATTGGTTTTCTTCCCAATATTCAGGTGCTAACACAATAGGAACTTTAAAATGTCCCGATGAACCTGCACCCGTTGCTTCTTTTATTTGTTTTTTAGTAATCATGATTATCTTAGTATAAATATCTAACATTATGAATATAGAACAAGGGGAATTTCTTTTTGAATCAATTAAATATCAAAGTCCTGAAGATGTTGAAAAATTCATCGAATCAATAGACACGGCTCAGTCTTTCTATGTTTTAACTAAGGCGTTAGAACTGGCTTACTCCAGAGGGGTCTATTCTCTTCAAGAATCGGAGATATTATCCAAGTCAATAAGAATACTCACAAAAAACTTAAAGTAATAAAAAAAGGACCTCACGGGGTCCTTTTTTTATTTTATAATTTATTTCCACAAGACGGACAGAACTTATAGTTTGATTTCATCTTGGTTCCACATTCTGTACAATATTGTCTGATTTCTTCAACATTAATATTTTTTGTACTCGTTGGTTGAATCTTAAATTTAATTGTGTGAGATGTGTGATAATAAAATTGTTCATATGAGTTGGTGAAAGTTTGATTAGATTGTTTACCCTTTTCAATCCTACCTGTTTCAATTGACTTACTTTTCTTCTTTAGTGAATTAGGTTTACCACTCAACAACGTTTTTGATGTGTCAAATTTACTTCTAAAAGTATCTGAACTAACAGAACTTGTAAAAATCGCATTTGAAGTATTGTAAGTTGTTGTAGTTGTATTATATCCCACTCCTCCTGTGGTACTAATTGTTGTACCAAATTGTGGAATATAATCATTAGTACGACTTCCATAAACTATACCACTACCATAGTTAGTTCTATTAGAAATAAGAAAATTATTATTAACTTCTTGTTCATCGTAGAACTCAACTAATACATCCCCATTTAAATCAATTGCAGACCTATTTTCAGACGTGTCTTTTACTTTATAGGTACTGAACTCAAACTTGTTATTAGAGTCAAGGAAACGTTCTAGAAACACTCTCTGACCTGGTCTTAATACAACACCACTTGTGGAAATGTATTCACCATTCAATTTGATTTTACAGAGAACCGATTTTTGTTTTGGATTATGGATTTCGAATTCGAAGTTGTCTTTATCGTTAAGGAAGACAACGTGTCCATTATAGACTTTTAAACGGGACTTTTTCTTTGTGATGTGCGCAGTCGGTTTGCCCACTTGTGTTGCGTAATTCATGTTTTTTAATTTTATATTAGCTTATGACTACGTTACCAATACCTTTATATCCGTGAATACTCTACAGCTTGTTATGGCTGGGGACTGATAAACTAAAATCTAAAAATAATTATACAAAAAAATATTTTGTAGAAAACAAACTTTTTTATTATCTTTGTAAAAAATACAAAAATGGGAAAATTTTTAATATACTTGTTTGTTTTGTTATTGTCATTAAAATCATATGGACAAAAAGTAGTATATGTTCTTGGACAGGATGACAAATCAAAAATTACCATGATGACATCTGAGGAACTTTGGATGTATGCTGAATGTATTACCGCAATCGGTAAAGAAAAAGAAATTCTCAATTGGGCATCTGAAGATATTTGTAATTTAATAAGAAAGAACCCAACACATTTCAATTCTCAAGTAGTATCCATTGATTCTAAACAACAAAGATTGAACATCAGACCTCAAAAAGGAGAAACAAACTTAGGTTCTGAAAAATTAGTTTTAATCATTAAACGTGATAAAAAGAATTCTATAATAAATTTGTTAGTACTTTATTGATTACCCTTACTCTTCTTATACTGCTCTAATTCTTTTTGTCGAGAATTTCCGACGCCGTGGAGATTTGCAAACTCTGTCCAAGGTTTATTATTGTATGCTTTGTAGTTTCTAAACAACTCGAGTTGGTCGTTTGGAATTCGTAGAATGCCATCTCCCCCAACAAATTTGTACAACTCATATATTGTATCAATTGAATAATTTGAACTAGCATCCAATTTCAATTTAAATGGTTGAACTCTTGGTTTTGGTTCTTCTCCCTTAGGATTATCAGCTCCAGCTGTAGTTATAGGTTCACCACATTTAGTTAATTTTAATAATGTTACTGGTGGGTTAGCATTTGACATTCTTTTACCTCCTGTAGTAATAAATGTTCCTGGTAATAAAACTTGACCATTATCACTAACTATGGTAATATGTGCTGGGTCACTATGACAATCCCTCAACGCACAGTTGTATGTTATAATAATTTCTTCAGGATTTTTTTCCAATATTTGTTGTTTTTGTTGAGCACTTACAACAAGTTTGAAACTTACAGATGGACCACTAACTTCTCGGCCATAAAAATTATTTAAATTAATTTGTGGGTCACCTTTTTCATTTGTTAAAAGTATTCCGTTAGCCCACATGTTAAACACTGCGTCATTACATTTATGACACTTTCTTTCATCAACATTTGGTATACACCATTCTTGTCTATAATCAACAAGAACACTAAAACCTAATTCACAAATTTCTTTTTCATTTTCTCCGCTACCAACTATATTAAAACTAACGTATTGGTATTGAGTATATTTTGGGTCGTTTGCTAAATTTTTGATTTGTTCAGGTGTTGCATTTTTTTGACGATTCCATTCAGGTCCTTGCGCACCTAAATTTTTCATTTCAACAGTAATGTTTGCAGGTAATTTAGATGCCAGATAATTTTTCATTTCTTGACCTCTCAATTCAGATAACTGTCCAGATTCCAAACCAACTCCTCTATTCGGAACTTTTGATTCTGAAGACTCTATTTCTAATTTTATTTGTTGGTTCTTTGGAAAATTTTTTACATAGTCCAATAATTGTTGAACGACACCATCCACTTCAGCCTTGTTGAATTCCTTATACTTACCACTCGGGAAAGTATTATTTGGTAGAGTGAACTTCTTCGGTTCTAATTTATCTACAACAATTTTTTGTTCATTAACCAAATATTGATTTTTTGTTGCACTTTCATGCATCATCAATATTCTTTTTGCTTCGTCTGTAGAAATATTCCAATTTTGCTTAATCATAGTAATAAATATATTGAGCATAAAAAAAGGTCCCTTGTGAGGACCTTTTTTGTATTTTTAAAGAATAGATTATCTCAATTCTTTTAAGTCGAATGTTCTTACGCCATCAACTGTAATTCTACCGTAGAATCTGTTGTTCACCATCTTCTTAGCGTATCTAGTCATGATACCTTTGATTGGTGTGAAGTTGAACGGATTGTACATTGTAGGTGTAAGTTGTAATGGAACGTATGGTGCGTAGATGTAACCTGTATCTAACAAAGAAGTTCCTTTGTGTCCCATTAACACTTGGTTTGGTGGGAAGTAAGGGTCTCTGTAAACTTGGTATCTACCAGCTAATGTACCAACTCTTTCAATACCCATGTTGTATTGGTCTTGTTCAGGAGCTGCATTTGAAACGTGGAAATACTCCAAGTCATCAAAGATAGCACTGATTTCAGAAGAAACAACTATCCAGTTAGCACCACCTCTTAAAGTAGACTTATGGATTTGTGCAGAAATTTGGTTGATTGCTGTGATTAACGTTTGGTTCCAGTCTTTTTGTGTGTAAGGTTGTGCCGAACCACCAAGTCTCTTCCATCCGTTGTAATCCCAACGTAAGTTCCAAGCCGCGCCTTTTCTCAAATCTCTTAAGATTTCTCTATCGATTTCTGCAGCAACTTGCTCAGATAATAATGCTGTTAATTCAGCTTCAGCGTCGATGTTGTGGAATGCCGCAACGTCTTGAGCCATTTCAGGAGACCATTGTGCTCTTAATTTTCTTTCAGTTACAGAAACTGTTACTGATAATAAGTCAAATGAAACCTCACCGATTCTATCTTCAAATTCTAAGTTCTTATAGATTCTATAAGTTGCAGAGAACGCGTTGTTAGACGCTGTAGAAGAAGAGAATGTAGAACCTGTGTAACCGTCCATAGAACCGCCACAAGTAATACATACTGGTACTTGTAAATCAACTTCCAAATAGATGAATCCGTTTACATCACAAATGTCGTCATATTGACCACCGTCTGTTAATGAGTTAGGGAAAACTAAATTTTGGTTATTGTTACCGTATTGAACGATACCTTTACCATATCTTTGAGTTACAACTCTGAATAAGTAAGGACCACCGCCCGCTGTTGTTGTGTTTGTAGAAACACCATTGATTGTTAAATCAGCTAAGAAAGCTTCAGTATCCATTGGGTTACCATCTGGACCAACTAATTTACCTGCCGCGCTTGACGCAAAACCTGTCATGATAACTAATACTTTTCTGTAATCAGTTAAAGCATAAGCAGCTGGGTCTAAGTTTAACGTTGCACTATTCCATTGTGCCGTAACACAAGAAGTAACTGCAGATGTGATAGAACTAAATTGTCCTTTAGAATAGTCATATAAACCTGGAGGGTCTAATGCTGGTTCATTACCTTCATAAAACTTGTCATAAAGGTCTCTACCGTCATTGTAGTTATAACCACTGTTTGGAGTTTGGTCCGCAGCTGCGTTTGGTGCTCCGTAAGGTGCGTAGTGAATACCGGTGCTGCTATTTTCAAAACCACCTGTTTCATACTGTTGAATGTTAGGTACAAAGTAGAATAATTTACCAATTGGTAAGTTCATTGCTTGTACTGAAACGATATCGTTTGCTAATAATTTAGAGAATACTCTTCTAACGATAGGGAAAACCACTGTTTCAAATGCACCTGTATCAGATGAAGTTGATGCTTCATTGATTAAAAATGATGCTTGGTTTTCGTAAAGTTGAGCTACGTTTTCTCTCATGTGACCTTTAAGACCTTCTAAAAAGCCCAATTTGTCCCATTTGTTGATTGTATCTTCTTTGATAACTTTAAGGTGCTTAAGACCGATGTTACCAACAAGACCTGATTCTAATAATGCTCCCATTTTAAAATATTTGTTTTTTTTATTTATTTTTTATTAATCTTATAACTTAGACATTAAATCTTTAATTCTTAAAAATTGTGGATTTTCATATGTCTTAGACTCAATTAGATTAACTGATGAACCTGTAGAAACTTGTTTGTTTAATTTTGTTTCAACTGATTCAGTAATTGATTGTGTGTCACCTTTAGATAATTCGTCTTTAATTGATTTATAAAGATTTTTTGATTCTTTTAATGTCTCAACTCCGTCGAATCTTCTTAGGATGTTTATTTTTTCTTTTTTAGTTGTTGAATGTTCTGTGAACAATCTTGTAGCGTAAGCTAAGTTCGAATTGAATATAGCAACTTCATTTAATTTTTCTCTGAAAATATTTAATGCTTTTCTATACTCTTCGTTCTTTTCTCTCAACATACTAACTTCTGCTTCTGTAGATTCTACTTTAACACCATTTTTACCATAAACGTAATTTCTGTTGTTAGATATACCTTTTCTTAAACCTCTACCTTCTTTTGAACCATTACCATAAGTTCTTGCCGCTTCTTTAGTTTCTGTTTTTTCGTAGTCTTTAAAGTGACCATCTTTCGTGCCAGCTTTCTTTTCTACTCCATCAACTTTTGAACGTTTGAATTCATCTTTTTTTGAACCATAACTTTCTTTTGTTTCAGCTTTAACAACTTTAGATTTTCCTTCCATGTTAGCACCTTTCTTATATTCGAATTTTGCTTTACCAGTACCTACTGATTTAGGACCTTCTTTTTTGTCCTCTTTAAATCCACCTGCAGCTTTATTTTTGTAAGTGAATTTAGGTCCTGAGCCAATTCCAACACCTTTAGGTTTAACTGTTGATTTACCTTCTCTAACCGCTCTTTTGTGGTTATAAGATTCGTCAATAGATTCTTCGTCATCGTCATCATCAGATTCGTCTAACTCTTCGTCTTCATCATCTGATTCCATCATTTCGTCTTCATCATCTGATTCCATCATTTCATCGTCATCCGATTCCATCATTTCATCTTCGTCTTCATCATCTAAATAAATTTCGTAAACAACTTCATCATCATCTGATTCCATCATTTCGTCATCATCTGATTCAACATCGTCGATGTCTACCTCTGATGTATCTCCGTTTTTAGAGAAAATTGCGTCAATTACGTCTTGTACTGACTCGTCTGTTTCTGTTTGGTTCATAATTTCGTCTGTTTCATTCATGTTTATTTCATCTTCTTCAGACTCACCAAGCTTTACTAAGTATTCTGTATCAGCGTCGTTGTCTGTTAAGTGAATGTCTTCACCATCTTTTTTAACGATGATTCCGTCTTCTTCACCCATAGCCTTGAACACTTTAAGAATTTCTTCGTCAGATGCGTCAGTCAAATCTATAGGACTTTCGTCCTCAGAATCCATATCAATGTCTGTATCAACATCCATATCCATATCTTCTGTGTCGTTATCAACATCCATATCAACGTCCATATCCACATCATCTGTGTTTTCGTCGTCTTCTATGTCTGCATCTAAATCAACCTCGTCTTGTTCAGAAAGAGATTCTTTTACTAATTGATTGATTTCTTCTTTCATTGTAGAATGAAGTATTCCTTTTGCATTTTCGGCGATAGCTTCTTCAACATTTCTCATTTGAATAAGTGCCTCTTGTACTAATGATTTTTTTTCTTGCATTAAAAAATTATTTAATTTAACTAATAAATAGTGTCAAAACTAAAAAAAGTAGGTTTTATTAAACTACCACGTAAGATTTTTCTTGTAAACTCATTCCAACACAAGTTTTTCCTGTTTGAGAGTTAATCCAAGTTTGTAGTGTATTATAATTTGTATCAAATACATAATAAAATGAATTTGTATTTGTCGTATCTGATAAAAGAGTAACTGTATAACAATTATTTGTAGTATCATCATTAATAACAATTTCCCCTCTAAACACATTTATACCGATAAGTCCTAAACCAGTTCCTTCACAATAGGCTAAACAAGAAGACCATGAAGGTGCGTTTATTAATTTACTTACATTTACAGTAGGACTAGCTGAAAGTGAAACTTGAAAATTCATAATATTTTATTTCATAAATATCTACCAAATAAAAAAAGTGGTCGATTGACCACTTTTATTTAATTACTTTTCAATTACTTCATCGATTTTACTTTCAGATACCGAAGTTATTCTCCAATCGTGTGTGAATCCTTCGTACTTTGTTGTAACTTTCGCTTCAACATCTGTTACTGAAAAACCTTTAACAAGTTTTTCTTCTCTGATTTTTTTAATCTTGCCTGAATTCTCATCAGGTAAATCGTACTGAATTTTTGCTACAAAATACTTTTCGTCCATGTTTAATTATTTTCCTAAAAAATCGTTTAATTTTTTCATTAAGTCAACTGATTTCTCAGCAAACTGATTTGTTTCTTTACGATTTCTTTCCTCATCTAAGTTTTCTTCATAATTGTTTCTATCTTCAGGATTTGAAAATAGGTAAGCCCCCGGTGTTGATGGTGATGATACTAAGTCAAAACAAATTAATTCAAAATCATCTTGTACCTCATTTCTTTCTCCAACTTTTTTAAGAGAGCCAACACCTCTTGATGAAACTCCCATAGTAACACCCTGTCTCATTAAGTTTGCGGCAATATCCCCTTTTGTTGAGACGATTCCGCTTTCGTGAAATCCTGGTGATGTTAATAATTTAAGTTTTCCCATTAGGATATTTTTATCCCACCAAATATCTGTAATGATGTGAGATACTCTATCTAAGTCAATGAGTGATGATTCAGGGTGATTTAACTCTGAAGTTGATAGACCCTTTGCAATTGTTTTTTTATAATTTTCGGCTTCTCTTTGTAATATCCTTTTAGGATAAAATCTACCGTTTCTATTTGGTGTGTCATATTTTTGTAGAACAGCATAAAATTCAAAAGGATTTTTCCAATCCATCTTTGCAGATTCTTGTAAAACATATGAGTTATGTATGTCTTTAGGAGAAACATATCCTGCATCCATTTCGACCAAGATACCATGTCCAAGCTCACTCGCTTCTAATATTCTAAGATTTTTCATCAAGGTTTTTAAAATAAATATCTAATAATGGATAGTTTATTAATTAGTTTCTTTTTTTGATGTTGAAAAATCAAAATATTTGTTTTCATTAATATTATTTTTAAAGATGTTTTTTACAATTTTTTTAATAGATTCTTTAATTTCGTAAGATTTAAAATCTAATTCTATATTTGTGTAGAGATTAACTTCTAAGTTAAAGAATGATTTTTTTCCATGAGATATTCCACTTGTTCGTAAATCTAAATCTACAATACTTTTTTCTTGGAAAATTTCAGTCGTTATTGAATTATAAACGGAGTGCTTTATTTCTCTACTTAAATTACAAACAACCCTGTTCCAATTGTCGTGTTCAAATTTAGGTGTTACCCATGATTGTATGTTTATGTAGATAGATTTTAAATTTTTAGAATCCACAGTCCCGTAGGTCGATTTGATAGGATTATAAAGATTCAACTTTACACTTTTTCCTTTTTTCATTAATTTTCATATTATTCGGTTTATTTATTATAAAAATAAGACATATAAATCCGATAGTCAAAATTTTTGAAAAAAAACAGATATTTTATAATATGTTAATAGTTGAAATTAAAAATGGAGAGAACATAGAAAAATCTCTAAAATCTCTAAAGTCCAAAGTCATCAAAACAAAACAAAATCAGATTTTGTTTGCGAGAAAGGAGTTCAAAAAAAAATCGGTCTTAAAAAGAACCGAAATTTTAAAAGCGAAATATATTCAAAGAAAAAAATTAAATTGAGTTTTCTAAGTTCTTTAATTTTAAGAAATTAAGTTGGTCAAACTTTTCATTTTTAATTCTATCGATTGTTTCTGAAATTTTTGTTTTTACCTCAAACTCTTTTTCGTTTTCTAAGATAACATTTAATTTAATAATTGTACTCTCTCTAAGTGTCTCAAATTTTGTTTCTAAAGTTTTTGTATCTTCAGAAATAATTTGGAAAAATTCTTTTTTATCATTCTCACTTAAAGTTTCAATATAATTTCTTAGAGTTTGATTGGCAATATTAACCATAGACTTAATAGGAATATTAATAGATTCTTTTACGGTTTTCTTTTCGGAAGTTAAAATATTAATAATAGTTTTCTTGGCAGAAACTCTCTCAGATAAATTGATTTTATTTAAATAAACTAAAGTATCGATGTCTGAATATTCGTTTACCGACTCAGAAAGTGTTTTAGGTAATTTGATGCTTTCCAATAATTTTTGAATAAGATTTACTCCCTCTTCTAAATATTCTTTAGCATCTGACTCGGATAATCCTTGAGGTGTACTTAATTGGTCGTATAATGAGTAAATTTTTGACATAGATTTATTACTCAATACGTTATGTTTGAATTCTCTTAAAGATTTCTTGAATTCCCCCTCGTTCTTATAGGATTCAATTAAACTGTTTTCAATTATGGATTTTATTTGCCCGAAAGTCATTTTTAATGGTTTTCATATAAATATTATGAATCTAACAACTTATCAAGTTCTTTTGAAATTTCTCCCAAAGATTCTTGACCCTGACCTAAATCTAAAAACAATTTACCCTCAATTAAGTTGTTTTCAACTAAAATGTTAAGATTATCCATTCTAGATTCTGGTGTTACTTCCCCTCCTTCTGCCGGTGGTGGTACTGTTTCTTCTCCTGCCGGTGCCGGTGGTGGTTCTGTTCCTAAATCACCACCTCCCAAATCACCTCCACCTAAATCACCTCCTGGTGCTGGTGGTGGAGTTGCTGTTGATGCCGCAGGCGCTGTTCCACCCGAAGTAGAACCATATAACTTATCTATGTTGTCAAATATTCCTGTTTTTGTAATAACTGTTGGAGTTGCTTTAAGTTCTTCACCAACTGCTCTTTCAATTCTTTGTTGTTGTAAATCCAATCTAATTTCTTCATCAGACCAACCAAAGATATGTTTCTTAGCCCAAGTAGATGAAGTCGCTTGAATACCGTTTCCTGGGTCTGCAACCAAATCTTTGTAAAGAAGAACTTTTTCTTTCCAAACATCAATCTTTAACAAATCAGCTTGAGTAGATGGGTTTGTTAAACCTAATGTAAAGTTAGAAAGTTCATCTTCAAATCCCAATAAGAATAGATGCACAATAGCAATCTTATTAAGTTCTTGAATCATGCTCTTTTGGATTCTATTAATCGTACGAGCAAATCTAATATCTTGTAACGATAAGTTTTTACCGTCACCAACCACTTCTTCAAACCCTAAAAATGCTTTAGGTACACGAAGAGCTGTTAATAATTTCTTTTGAATATATTCAATATCCGCAATTTCAGATAAGTTAGTGGCACCTGGTAAAGTTGTAATTGGGTCAGGAGCCGCTGGGTCTCTTACAGGAATGAAATAATCTTGGTCAACAGCCATTTGGTTGAATCTCATATCTACATTACCTGTCTTACTATCAACAATTTGTTCTCTTTTGAATTTGTTTGCAACACGTTGTACATATGCTTCAACATCATCGTCATTCATATTTCCAACGAATACTTTGAACATTCTTCTCTCAGGAGCTCTTGATGTACGATAAATCAACATCGCATCTTCTGATAATAAAAGTTGTTTCCAAATTCTTCTTGCTTTTTCCAACATAGAAGTACCATAAGGAAGTTTTCTATCATCACCTAATAATCTAAAGTGAGCAATTTCCCATGACTGAAATGTCATGTTCTTATTCTTCCAAGTGAATTCTAATGCTTTTGGCTTTTCGGGTTTTTCAACGTTAACTGTAATTTTAGCACTTGCACCCGCTTCGTGTCTTTCAATTTCAATTGTTGGTAATTGTTGGCATCCAACAATACCTTTTTCAGGGTCAAGTTTTAAGTAAACAAAGTTATCACCATACTTACAAGTGTTTCTTGTCCACATTGGTAAGTTGGTGTTAATATCTAAAGAATTGTTAAACAAATCCGCTAATACAGATTTAATACGTTTTGATTCCGAATAAATTTGTAAAATAAAACCATCTTCATTTGTTGTTGTTGATTCCTCAGAGTAAATGTCTAAAGCGGCTGAAATCTCAGGAGTATACTCCATTGATTCATAATCATACTGAGCTGAAAGTCTTGTAGGTTCATAGTACATTGCCTGAGAATACATGTTATTCTCAACCTTTGCCCATTGACCTGATAAATAAAATGTTTGTTGTGCTTGTAACTTTTCTTTCTCGTATTCATCTCGACTTGTTGTACGTAACAACTCCTTCTTATCAAATTTGAAAGTAGGGTAATCTTGATTCAGTAAAGAATTTGGACCAAACGTTTTGGACAAACGTTGCCAAACGGTCAGATTTTGTTCGCTCATGGTATAATTTTAACTCGTTTCTTTAATAATATAAATAGTTATTTAGTCCCAAATAACCACCCATATTCTTGATAGTCCTTTTTAGACGGACCAGAACTATATTGTCGACTATCCCTACCCATTTGAGGAACCATAGGATTAAAGAATTCAGAAGAATTTCTATTTTCTGTTACAGTTGTTGCCCACGAATTTAACATTGCTTTAGTATGATTAACAACTTTAGTTAAAGATTGAAAAGATTTTTCCGCAACATAAATTGCCATTGAAATACCCATAATGCAGTCATCGTGATGATTTTTTTGATGGTCGGGTCTACCATTAATGTAAATAAAAGTATTCATTTCATTATACAATCTATGAGAATAGATTTTAAAATCATGTCTTGCAGCCTCCTCTAACGAGGCAATAATTTGTACCCTTTTATTATTGAAATTAATACCGGGTATTTTTTCGTTCATCTTAGGGTCATACTTCCATTTATTACTTGTATCAACATTATCAACATACATACCCCCCTGATAACCCATCTCTTGCATTTTTCTTGCTGTTGCAACACCCATACCACCTGTTAAATCCACAACGCAATATGCGTTATACATACTTCCCCACTTGTAGGCAATCTCTGCAGTAATGTCTGGTGGGACTTTTCCGACGTATTCAAGGACTTGTTCCCTTGTATCGAAGTCGATTATTTGAATACAACTAAAGTCCTCAGAATCACCTCTAGATACGTCTACACCCATAACATACTTGTGACCGTTCTCAGGTTCTTTAAAAATCCACAAAGAACCACCCATCATTTTGGCTAATGGTTCTCTTAATTGGTTTTTGGAGATGTTCTGCATTAATTCAGAATCAAATACGTTATCACCCGAACCCAAGAAGTTACATTCCAACTCCTGAGCCACCTTTCTTCTATCAAACTTCAATTTTTTAACCATCCCCTCAAACCAAGCCGAACATGGTTTATATCCTTGGTCAATATATGAAGTTACTATTGAGTGGTCTCTTTCATATGGATTTTCAATTGATAAATCAACCACAATATCCTTTGGGTAATCTTCCCTATTCAATAAAAAGTGGACTAAATCATTTGTTTTAACCATATACAAATCTCTTGTATATCTTGGGTCACGATGCCAATACATTTCAGAAATTTTAAAATCATTCATGTTTCTTAACGCTTGGTCATAAATTTCATAATAAATCGCATCGTATCCGTTTGGTGTAGATACAACAATAACCTTACCACCCGTAGATAGTGAGGCCATACACGCTGACCAAAAATCTCCATCCGCCTCAATGAACGCCGCCTCATCAAAAATAAGGATAGTTGGAGTATAACCTCTCAAGGCATCCTTTGATGTTGCAACTGCTTTAACTTCACAGTCATTAGTAAGTTTGAAGTGTCTTTGTGCGTTTTTATCGGGTGAAAATCCAACACCAACCCAAGATGGCCATTGTTCTGTAAAACTTCTAATTTTGTTAGCCATCTCCACAGAGGTATCTAACTTGTTGGCAATAATTAGAATTTTTTCTGGCTTTTGTTTTTTAGCAAATACAAGTTTTTTTGATGCCCATGCGGCTGTAACTGTTGATACACCCGCCTGACGATATTTTAATGCAATGTTTTCATTAAAATTATCGTAATCTTCAATAAGACTAACTTGGTCAGGGAATAAATCTAATGGGACGTATTTTGATACGGTATTATCGTATGTCTGTAAATAAGTACGAAGTGCATAAGGCGTGTTCCTCATACACTTCGTTACTTCTATAATTAATTGTTCTTTAGTCACAAATCGTTATTTGGGTCTTGATATCCCCAAACTACCTAAGAAATCATCCAATCCTTCATCGTCATCTTCGTCATCGTTATCTTCGTCAGAATCAATATTTTCTTCTTTATAATTTTCAAATTCATCCTTCATATTTATCGCTTCTTTCATGATTTCTTCAAATCTTGAAGTAGCTTTTTTTACTTTGGATTCATCTTCTGCGATGGCGTTTCCTACGATTTCCAAGAATTCTTGAGCTGGTATTTGGTATAACAAGATATGGAACCAGTTTATTAGACCTTTGTTTGATTCATCAAACATTGAGTCTGGTAGAGCATGTCTAAGTTTTTCTACAATTTCAGGCCCTATTCTTAATTGCATTGGCTCGTTTGATAAAACATCAACTTGACCTTGTACTTTTTTACGCATTCCAGCGTCTTTTGGTAAACCGTGTCTACCTTTTGCTTCTTCGAATCCTTTAATTAATTCGTGACATAAGATAGGGAATATTAAACCTATTGCTGTTATTTTTGTATCTGGAGAATCACCTGTCTCTTCTTCACCTTCTCCACCTTCTTCACCCTCTTCTTCATCGGCATTACTTAATTTTACTTTACCCGCAACACCTTGACCTGTTTGACTCATCATTTCAATCATTTGTTCCATCGTAAAATACATGAAATCATTGATTGCCATAATTCCTAAATAATCCCCATAAAGAGATGGGTCTATTTCATCTAATCTTGCCTTAACATCAGGTTTTTGAAAAAGATAATGTCCTTTTTTTGCTGCACCTTGAATGATAGCATTGATAATATTTCTTTTATGTTTTTCTAACTCTAATTGTTCCTCGTCTGTTAAATCCTCAACATCAAATGATGGAATTTCAAGTTCTTCTTTTTCATCATCCTCTTCTTCTTCGTCATCATCTTTGTCAGGAGTATATCTAAAATCATCAGTTTGCGGTTGTTCTCCTAATTGGGCAACAATTTGAAATTGGCCTTCGGGTACTTCGGCTTCTTCTAATGAAGATTCTATAGCCAACTGCTCAAGTTCATCCTTATGAGCGGCCTCAATTGACATAATACTTCTAAGTTTGCCCATCATCTCACTATAAATCATCCCTTGAACTTGTTGAGAACTAATATTTCTATTACCTACAACTTCTTTTAATTTATCAGCGACTTTACCAAATCTTTGACTTACTAATCTTTGTACGTCTGCAGGTCCTTTTTTCAAAGCAGGATTTTGAGCGTATAAATTCTCAGGACTAGCCAATTTTCTTTCTAAACTTGGGTCCATTCTTTCCCTTCTTCCACCGTAATCTATTTGTTCTTGTATTTTAGCCATTTCCTTATTTTTCTAATAATTTAATAATAACATCAATCACCTCTTCCTTTGCATCTTCAGGAGAAACTTTTTTAGCCTTTGGTGCTGGATTCTCATTTGGATTTGGATTTTTAAACGGACTTGGTGGTTTTTGTGGTTTTGTTCCAGGTTTTCCTGGTTTTGTTGTCGGCGATGTTTTTGGTTTTGACGGTGCCGTAGATGGAGATTGTTCACCAACTTCAGATTTAGTCTTTACCGATTTTGTTTTTCCCCAACCTTGTAAGTGTTTTGTTGCGAAGTTTTCACTTTCACTAAGGTATTTTACTAAATCACCTTTAGTAATTCTTGGTTGTAAATTTCTTTCTACGATATTCATAATTTGAGCTTCAAGAAACAAAGATACGGGATTTTTTCCTTCCGATAATTGTTTTTCTACAGCTTTCACACATCTTTGCCATTTTCTTGACTTTTTTGGTCCCACTTGAGAATGACAGATAGACCACGGGTTTGGTTTTTGTTTACTCTCAAACATACCCATACCATCATCTTCATTTCCAAATCCATCATCAGAACCAGGACCTACTTGTTTTGGGTCTTGAGTTTCAGTATCTTTATTTGGGTCTACAGTTACTTCTTCCTCTTCACCTAATTCAGATTCATTTGGAGTTGCAACAACATCACCTGTTGGGGTTTTCTTTACATTATATCCTTTTGGTGCTGGAGGTAAATTTCCGCCCTCTTGTCCAACTTTATAACTTTTTTTAGAAGGCATTTCTTGAACTTGTTCTGATAAGAATAATTTTGTGTGTAGAACATTAATCTGAGATTCAGTTAATTTGGAAACAGTTTTAGCTGTCATTCCTTTATCAATAAGTTGAAGGGCTTTTTTACTAATTTTCATATACTACTTTCTTTTCAAATTCTAATATCAAATCTCTTTCGTAGAGTTTGTCCTTTATTTTTTGTTCTTCTTCACCAAATCTAAAAACCAATCTTTTTTGACCTTCAGATTCTTCGGTTTCCCAGGCTAAAGCGACAACATCATCCATCGCATCTATCATACAAAAAAAATCGGAGTTCTGAATCAAATCTAATTTTATATCAGTATTTCTCAGAACTCCTACCTTCTTAATATATTTCAATTCAGGAGGAGTTGGATAACCATTTGATGGCTTACTTTCCCAAAACTCTCCCCAAACATCCTTCTCATCAGAAAAAATAAACTCGTAAAGATTGTCTCCTTTATAATTTGGACCTAAACCGTTTACGTAGATTAAATAACTCATAGTACGAATCCTTCAGGTGAAATCTTTTTTTGTTTACCTTTATTTTCGAACACCAAGTTTTTCTTATTTGTTATTCCAACAAAAGAATAATTGTAATTTTCTTCTAAAAATTTCTTAGCCGCCAATTCTTGTTCAATAGTTTCAGTTAATTTAATAACCGATTCCATTTTCTTTTTAACGTCTGATTTAATTTTTACTTCTTTTTGTGCCTTTCTTTCAGCAGATTCTTGAAGTTCTTGTTTTGTAACTTCAAAATATTTTGAAATAACTTTGTCAACTTTAGATTCTTTGAAAATACTATCCATGATTGCTCCGTTACCAGGTTCCATTCCTGTCATGTCTTCACCACCTTCAACTGGAACGTCCATATCAGCTTGGATATCTTCAACTTCAGAATCATCGGTCATATCTTCTCCACCTAAATCTTCAGTATCTTCTTCAAATTTAGATAAGATATCTTCTTTATCTTCCTCAGATAAATTTTTCAACTCTAAAGACGATAAAACCATATTGATAACGTATTTGATATTTTCAGAAGTCATTCCTTCTTCATTATCCAATACTCTAATTTTTTGTGTTAATTTACCAGTTAATTTTTGAATTGTTTTGAAAGTAACTTTTTCTTCGTGACCTGCTCCCATTTCATCATTAACATCAACGTTTACGTCTTCGCCATCAACATCAGCATTCATATCAACATTCATATCATCAACACCTGCTTCCATTCCCATCTCATCACCTGCTGGTGGAACATCGTCTCCAACCGGAGAAGGAGGAAGTTCTGGTGAAGGAACTGCTGGCGGTTCTGCTGGCGGTGCCGCAGGAACTTCAGCTTCAGGAGCTGGTGCCGGCTTTGGTAATTTTAATGTGAATTTTTTTTGTTCACCAAATAAAGAAGTTTCTTCTTCATGTTCGTTAACTCTATTAACTTCTTTAGTTAATAAATTTAATCTCTTAAGGGCTTGAGAATACGAAGAATAGTATTTTCTATTTTTCATTGGCTCAATATAATCAACATCAGATTCATTGATATTTTTCTTAATGATGTACCCCATCTTTTCTTTAACGATTTGGTATTGATTACCATCTACAAGATTAATAGAATATTCTGAACGAGATGTCTCATTAATATTCGTAGGAATAACTTCGTTAAAACGAGCAATTTCCATCATTCTTTTTATCTTATCTTGACCTTGAAGTTTTTCACTTCCTATTGGTTTTAAGTCTGCCATATTCTTAGTATTGATTTGTTTTAATTATTTAATCCGTATTGACCTCCAAGTGAGATTGCGTTTAATTGAACTACCTGTACTGTCCCTCCATCACTTGTGTCTGAAACATATAATGCGTAAGGTACTGTTGAACCCGAAGGTAATGTTCCTCCACTGAATGAACCTAACATAGCCGCAGTATATTCATAAAGTTCGTTTACTGATATACCTGTATAGAATGGAGTTGGACTTGGTGTTGGTGTTTGAGTAGGAGTTGCCGCAGGTGTACCTGTTTGAGTTGGTGTTTGAGTTTTTGTGACAGTTGGTGTTGGAGTTACTCCTGCTGTTCCTGTTTGTGTTGTAGTTACGCTTGGTGTTGGTGTTTTTGTTGGTGTCACATTTGGTGTTCCTGTTTGTGTTGTAGTTACGCTTGGTGTTGGTGTATTAGTTGCTGTTTTAGTTACGCTTGGTGTGTTTGTTGTAGTTACAGTTGGTGTGTTAGTTGGTGTTTTAGTTATTGTATTAGTTGGTGTCTGTGTCTGTGTTGCAGTATTTGTTGGTGTTTGAGTTGGAGTTGAAGTTTTAGTTGTTGTTACGCTTGGTGTTGGAGTTTTTGTTGGAGTTGTGGTAACTGTGGGTGTTGGAGTTACAACAGCCAAACAAGCAACACAATCTCCATAATTTGAAGACATGTAACTTACTAAATCAATCCCGTCAGCAATTTCCGCGGTATCTAAAATCTCATAACAACCTTCTGTGGTTGCTCCTGTAAATCTTAAAAAATAGTTTCCACCAACAACTGGTGAACTAACACTAGTATTGAAATCGACATTTATCGCTGGTCCGCCGCCAGTACAAGGTTGTATAAGATATGTTACTAAGGCCATCTATTTTTTCTTTATAAATATATGATTATACCTAATTATTTATGAATTTCCTGAATTTGTGTTTCTACAGATAACTCTTTATCCTTAATTTTGGTTTTTTCATCAAAAAGTTTTTCAATGTGTCCTGACCTTCTTAAAAATTTGAAGACCAAGTTCTCATAGGAAAACTCACCATCTTTATCCAATCCTGATTGTCTATAATCTTTTAACTTATCTTTTAAGGATTTTAATTTTTCGGCATTACCTTCAGATTTCGCATCTTTAATTGTATCATCAATCTTATCTGTCCAATTCTTTATCTTCTGAGTTAAAACAGACATGTCAATATTCTTGTGTGTTTTTGATGGTACATGAACCCACTCATCGTTCATAATAGAATATACACCGTCACTATGAGCCTCATCTTTAACACCCTGAGCATAAAGCTCAACATCATACCCATATATCTTTATATTATGTTTGTCGTTGAAAAGTTTCTTTTTTAAATCAAAAAGTTCTTTATAAAGTTCTTCTTGTTTTCCGTATCTTTCCATATCAACTATGACGTGTAAATCAAAGTCTGAATATTCAGACCAATTAAAGTTAGCTAATGACCCCATTAGATAAATGTCTTCCACAAAAACGTCATCTCCCAAATCATCAATAAACACCTCAGCAATATGCATAAGAGCCTTTCTCACTTTTGGAACCATGGTCGTTTTTTTTGGGTCTTCGGAATTCTCCCAAACTTTTGGATTAAGAGTTTCTTTAACTGAAAAACTATCAAGTATTTTTTGGTACTTACTCATTATCAATAAATACTACAATACCTATAGTTTTTTGTATTGATACTTTTTTGCAATATCTGTTGTAAAATATTTTCCTTGTGATTCAGATAATCTGAATCTTGTGTAAATTTGGTGAGGCACATTTTCGTATTCGTATTTGGTTTTGTTGTTAAATTCAACTACCAATTTTTTTGTGTCAGTATTATATTCTGTTTTTGTAATATTAGAAGATTTAACTTCATTAATAATCGTCGTTCCCGATATTATCTCTTTCGTTATTGCCATTTTCTTTAAGTGGGGTTATTTCATCAATTTTATTTAATAACGGCTGAATGTATTTAGTTAACTCACCATGGTGTATTTCAAAACCATAATCCTTAATTTGTTTAAATAAAGCATTTTTCTTGTTAATAAACTTTTCACGTAATGTCATCATCTTAATCGTAGGTTGCATAACCCTCTCCAATTGTTCTTGACTAAATCCCTCCTCTTGTAAATGAGTTCTTAACTCAAGATAATTGTCTAAAAGTTCTCTCAAGGTTAAACTATTCTCCAAAAATTTTTCATATGGTTTCATATTTATAAATATGGAAGCAACACAAACATTTATCAATCATGGTATGATGGACCATACCAAAATATTAAAAATTATTGAAGACAATAATTTGGATTGGGATGAATACACTGCCAGACAAGAAATATTCGCCCCACACTATTACACTAAATCAATACCAATTATTTTCAATAAAAATTTAAATTTTAATTTTTTTAAAATTGAGCCAACAAATCTTTATCCTTTATTTGAAAATGAAATTTTAGAAATTGAACATATTATTAATAAAAGTACAAATGAAGATGGTAAAATAATAAGAGTATTACTTGTTAAATTACCATCAAAAAAATCAATTTTTCCTCATGTCGATGGAAGTAAAACTTTATCTCTTTGTAGAAGAATACACATACCAATACAAACAAATGAAAATTGTTTCTTTATTGTTGGCGGTGATAAAAGAAATTTAAAATTGGGTGAAATGTGGGAGATTAATAATGATAAACAAATGCATTCCGTTGATAATTTAGGAGAATCTGACAGAATTCATTTAATTGTTGATTGGGTTCAAGTATCTTTATTAGAATCATAATATTATTCATTTTTATGTTAGTCTGTTCAGAAAAAAAAATCATCACATTACTTCCACCCAAAACCGCATCTACTTCAATTCAGATGGCTATGGGTAAAAGTGGAATTAGATTTGATTCGGGAATAAAAATTTTAGATTATCCAATTCATCATTTAAAATTATCCGAGTTATGTGAGTACCATGGTTTAACTGATATTCAAGATTATACAATTTTACAATTTACAAAAAACCCATACTATCGATTTGTCTCATCTTATTTCCATTTAATGAGGCTTTCGCACAAAGTTTTAACAAGTTTTGATAGTATGGAATTTAAAGAATTTACAAATCATTTAAATAAATCAAAACTATCGGACAATTTTATAAAAACATTTTTTGGCGATGATTCAGGATATTATGAAAATTTAAAATTTAAAAAAAATTGGTCTGGAGTTAGAATGTTTGAAGAACAGTTTAGTTGGAATGATTTGAATGCTAAAATCCACTATTTTAAAATAGAAGATGTATCAAATGACATGACACCAGTTTCTAAATTATTAGATTGTAATACAATTGTTTTACAAACATTTAATAAAAACCCAAAAGAGGTTGATTACAATTCTTTATTAGATGATGAGTGTATGGAAATAATTCATAATAATTTTGTGAATGATTTTGAAATTTTAAATTATGAACAATAATTCTTGTAATATAACTCACATATCAGATACGCACGGCTATCATCAAAAAATTAAATTGGAAGGAGGAGATATTTTAGTCCATTCTGGAGATATTTTAGATTTTAAAGAAAAAATATCAATTGAAAAAACCGTTGAGTGGCTCAATAAAACACCATATGAATATAAAATACTTGTTTTAGGTAACCACGATGAAGAATTATTAAAATTTAATCTACCTGATAAAATAATTCTTTTGAATAATGAACTAATCAATATTTTTAACATTAAATTTTATGGGTTATCTGCGACCTTACAAGAAATTACTAACAAATATTTTGGTGAGTTGAATGAATTAGAAATAAAAAATGAGTTTAGAGATGAAAATTTTGACATTTTGATTACTCACGGACCTCCTAAAGGTATACTTGACTATAAATTTAATAATAGTATTGGGTCGGTGAGTTTACTAAATTATGTAAAAAATCATAAACCAAAATACCATTTGTTTGGTCATGCTCATCATTTGAAGGGTACATATAATGATGGGTCAACTACGTTTTCAAATGCATCTATTGTTTACATGCTTGGAAAAGAAATAGTTAATGGGGTTCCATACAATTTCAAATTTTAAAAAACCCCCACATAAAGTGAGGGTTAATTTTTAAAGGAGACTTACTCTCTTTTTTTCTTGTTTTTTGAAGTTTGGAACAAATACGGTTAAAAGACCGTCTTCTATTGTTGCCTCTACTGAGTTAGGGTCGTAACCTTCACCAATATTAAATTTCTTAGATATTGTTTTGGTTCTTGATTCTCCCTCCATTTTATATGTTCTTTCTCCTTCAATGTGTAAAGTACCATTTTCCATTTCTACTTTTAAGTTTGATTTGTTAAATCCTGGTGCTTCAAAGAAAAGGTAAGCTCCGTCATTGGTGTAATCAATGTCGTATTTCTCGTCAGTATCTTTCACCGATGTTCTTTTATAATACTGATAAGTTGGTGTGTCCCCAAAGAACTTTTCAAATAATTCATTTGCGTTTCTGTAAATCATAATTCTTATTTTTTGTTTTAATTTATTTTATTACCTTTACATAATCAAGTTATGTGCCACCACAAATATACTGAAATTTTTTCAGTCCTCCAAATACAAATACGACAATATGTCAGTTAAAAAAATAATTAATGACAATTTGACAATATATTTGGCAGTGTATAAAATTTGATACATCTTTGTAAAAATTAATAACCTATGAACGACTTAATGGACGACGACGACAAAATGATGAGTAAGAAACAAAAACAATCCGACAGTTCTACACCAGTTTTAGATAACTTTAGTAGAGACCTAAACAAACTTGCCGAGGCTGGTAAATTAGACCCAGTTATTGGTAGAGACCGAGAAATCATAAGAATCGCTCAGATTCTATCTCGTAGAAAAAAGAATAACCCTATTATCATAGGTGAACCTGGTTGTGGTAAGACCGCAATCGTAGAAGGTTTAGCAATGAAAATTGTAAGTGGAGAATGTCCAAAAAATCTTTTGGATAAAAGAATCGTAAACCTTGATTTAACTTCAGTAGTTGCTGGTACAAAATACCGTGGTCAATTTGAAGAAAGAATGAAAGTTATTATTGAAGAACTTCATGCAAATCCTAATATCATCATATTCATCGATGAAATCCATACCCTTGTTGGTTCAGGTAACTCTTCAGGTTCTATGGATGGTTCAAACATTTTCAAACCAGCATTATCTCGTGGTGAACTTCAATGTATTGGAGCAACTACTCTTGATGAGTTCCGTAAGAATATTGAGAAGGACGGAGCATTAGAGCGTAGATTCCAAAAGGTAATTGTTGACCCGTCTTCGGTACAAGAGACAATCGAAATTCTAAAGAATGTTCGTGATAAGTATGAATCCTATCACAAAGTAACATACTCAGATGAGGTTATTGAGACTTGTGTTAAGTTGGCGGACAGATATATCACCGACCGTGAGTTCCCTGATAAAGCGTTTGATATTATGGATGAAGTTGGAGCTCGTATGCAAACAGAAGTTAAAATCCCTGAGGCTATTGAAGTATTGAAGAAAGCTGCGGCTGAAATCAAACAACAAAAGTTGGATGTGGTTAAAAAACAAAACTACGAGCAAGCGGCTGAATTACGTGACAAGGAAAAGAAAGTGTTAACCAAACTTGAAAATGAAAAATCCAAGTTTGAAGAACAACAATCAAAAGACAAGAAAATAATTTCTCTTGAAAACGTCTATGATGTTGTTTCTAACATGACTAAAATTCCTGTAAACAAAATGAGCCTTGATGATGCAAAGGCATTAATCAACTTGGACAAAGAGTTAATTGGTAAGGTTATCGGTCAAGACGCCGCAGTTATCAAGATTGCAAAATCAATCAAGAGAAACCGTTTAGGTATCAAAGACCCAAATCGTCCAATTGGTTCATTCGTGTTCTTAGGTTCAACAGGTGTCGGTAAGACTCACTTGGCCAAACAATTGGCTAAGGAGATGTTCGGTTCCGAAGATTCACTTATCCGTGTGGATATGTCTGAATACCAAGAGAAACACAGCATTTCCAAATTGGTAGGAGCCCCTCCAGGTTATGTAGGATATGAAGAAGGTGGACAATTAACCGAGAAAGTTAAGAACAAACCATACTCAGTTATCTTATTTGATGAGGTGGAAAAAGCGCACAAAGATGTGTTCACAATCTTACTTCAAATCTTAGATGATGGTTACGCAACCGATAGTTTAGGTAGAAAGATTAACTTCAAGAATACCTTAATTATCTTAACCTCAAACTTGGGTGTTAAGAAATTACAAGACTTTGGTACAGGTATTGGATTCTCAAACAACACCTACGCTAACGAAGAAGCTAAGAAACAAGTATTGATGAAGGAGATGAAAAATTTCTTCTCTCCTGAGTTCCTAAATCGTATTGATGACACTATTGTCTTCAACTCGTTAACTCCTGAAGACATCAAAAAAATCACCGAAATCGAATTGAAGAAATTGGTGAATCGTTTAAATGATATTAAATACAAAATCACTTATGACGATACTTTAGTTGATTATTTAGCTAAAGTAGGATTTGATGAGATGTACGGAGCAAGACCGCTGAAGAGAGCAATCCAAGACAAAGTTGAGGACTTGTTATCTGAAGAAGTCTTAACAGGTAAAATGATTGAAGGTAAATCTTACTTCATTAAAGTAGACAATGAAGAGATTAAGGTTACCAAGAAAGGAAAGTAAAACAAAACCCTCACAGAAATGTGGGGGTTTGTTGTATTTATACTTAATGAAGGATTTAATAAAAAAATATTTACTGGAACAGGAACAACAATCAAATCTAGATAGAGTCACTGATTCTTTTGGTAGGATTATTCCTGAAAAAGTCTTAGGGAAAGTAAAAGAATTTGTTAAATCTTACATTCAAGAAAAAGGTTATACTGTAAAGTTTTTAAATTCTTGTTCAACAGGATTTAATGGTGTTAGAACTCAAAAACAAATAATAATTTGTGCCCCAACTTTAATGGGTACATTTGGTGACTTTATTTACACAATATTTCACGAATTAAGGCACGAAGAACAAATGACTTCTCTTAAAATGAAAAATCCTTTTGTTGACATGGATTTAAATGATTTTGAAAAATTAAATGAACATTATTGGAGAATGGAAATGGATGCGGACCAATTTGCAAAAAATATGGTTGCAAAATTAGTTTTAAAACTGAATATACCTTTAGAAGAATCAAAAGAATATTTTAAATTATCCCATCATATTGAAAATTATCAATACGCAAGTAATATGGTAAAAAAATATATTCAACATTTAGTAATGGACATCATTCGCATGAAAAAGGATGGTGTTGAATTCAATGACATCCAAGACCATCCTATTGTTAAAAGACATTTAGATAAGTTAGAAAATTTTATTTAAAAAATACTTCTACTTCTCCAATCATATTGTACCGCTTTTTTATAATGTAATTTATATCCAAGATTCTCAATCATTTTTCTACCCATATTAATTCCGTTAAATACGTCATCAATAACAACATATTCATTTGCAGTATGGTAGTTATAATATCCAATTGAAAAATTAACACACTGAAAATCAAATTTTCCTCTTAACGCATATACGTCAGTATAAGGGTGAACCATATATTGCATATCCTCATTAACCATTCCTTCAGTTAATACTTGGTCAACTTTTTCAAAAAATTCAGAATCTCTGTCAAATAAAACTTGACCAAAACATTTTTCAGTAATCATCCAATTTTCAGGTGCATCGAATTGAATACCGTACCCAACGTTTGTAAAAAATTCCTCCTTAGCTTTCATTGAGCCGTGACATCCTGTTTCTTCAGAAACAAAAAAAGCGGCTTTTAAATAAGGTAATTCTTTTAATAAAGTAAGACAGGCAAATACACCGGCTTTATCATCACCACCAATTCCTGTTGGTAATCCAAAGTCATTATATGCTTTGTAAGATAATTTAACCTCTCCTTGAGTATTTGGTAACATTTCTTCACGAATGTTAATCGTGTCGATATTGTGTACTGTGTCAGTGTGAGCAATCACACATGGAAAATAAAAGTCAGGAGCAATTAATGGAGATTCTTGTTTAATTGCATAAACATTTTTATGTTCGTCAACAAAGTGTTCAATATTGTTTTCAGTTAACCAATTAACAAGGTATTGAACCATTAGGTCCTCTTGGTATGTTTTGGTTGGTACGCTCAAAACTTCTTTAAGTAATTCTAGATTTTGTGTCATACCACAAAGATAGTGATATTATTCCGAATCACCAAATATATCAAAAAGTTCTGGTTGATACAAAAGATTTTGGAAACCTTCCTCACTTACTTTGATTCTTTTAGTCCCTTTAAACCTTGTATTAAGCTCAATAACAATTTTCATATCATCTCTATCAAAATTAATAATTTTGAAGTTAATTTCTTTATCTTTTGGTAAAGTGTGCCAAGTATTAATTTTGTATTTAGACTCTATTCTTTTTCTAAAATCAAGAAAATCTTGAACATTATTGTCCGATTCCAATTTTTCTATAATGTTATCTAATTCACGACCTGCATTCCTATTAAAAGATATACTATCAAAATTTTTATCATCTTGGAATTCATAAGTGTTTTCATACCATCCACCCAATCTTCCTGTCCCATTAAATTCTACAATTCTATTGAACAGAGATATTGCATCTATTTTTTGGATATTCAACCTCACAGCCCACATTAATAGATTTGCTGCTGTGGTATTTAGTTCATCATACGGTCTTTTAATAGAAAACCCAATTGATTCAAAATAATTTTGCATCTCTTTAGAAATACTTTCTTTAGCTGTGGTCATCATTTCATTTTCTTTCTCACTATGATATTCACCTAAAATATAATCCATTTGTTTTTCAAATAAATCCAATAATTTTTTAGACAATTCTATCCTATAATCCTCATCTTCTATATTATATTCTTTGTCAGGTATAATAATCGACGCAATTTGTTTAAGTTTTTCATTATTTTCTCTGTCAAATTCTGGATAGACACTATATCCGTCTTTGAAATCACTCTCAACTTGATACGAGTCCATAAAATCATAATCCGAGTAATAGCTGTTTATCACGTTTAAAAACCAAACATCATCATCACTTAAATCCATCGCATTATAAACTTTTTCATCCTCTTTAAAGTCTATTGTTATAACACTTTGACCTAATGGGTCTCCAACTCTAACATCCAAAATTGCATCATCAGAATCTTCTAAATCTCTTGATGAAACTTTCCCTCTAACAAAATCTCTTAATGTTTTCAAAAACTTACCAGCTCCCACCAATTCATCAATTAAATCATCCTGATTAGGAAATGATTCCCTTAAAGTCTCAATACTAAGTTCTTTATCAGCGGCATCATAAACTACTTTTGTTCCGTCATTTTTATCAACATGTAATGCAAGTTTCAAACCAGTTTTTTTATTCAAGAAATAATATAAACTTCCTTTTGCAATATATTGTCTGAAATAATGAGATGATTCTTTTGTTGTGGTACACCATTTTGTATTGGCACCATAATAACAAGAAGCTGCATATGTGTTTGGTTTAACCACCAAAACATCATCATCCTCATATAACTTTTCAGATTGATTCTTTAATTCTTTTTCAATCTCACTTTTGGTTTTTCTATTATCGACCACATCCATCAGTTCTTCCAAGAAAGCAGGATTAGTATATTGATTAATATCCTTAGGATTATCGGCAAGATTATTAATGTTATCAAAAACACCATGTCTTGCTCGATATTTGGTTTCCGTATTCCAAATATCATCAGAAGTAATCTTATTAATGTTATTATGAAACCAAGGAATTATCTGATAAAAGACATCGTAAATGGCGGTAGATTGGTCGTAATTTAATCCACCATTAGGTCCACTTAATTCAGGAATAATCTTTTCTACTTGACGGGCAATATAATCTACATACTTGTACCCCGTAGGGTCAACATTTAACATTCGGTCAATAAAAGGACCATCATGCTCAAATTTACTTTTGAGCCTTTTGGCAATATCCTCTTTCTTACCTTCTATTAGTATTATCTTCGACATCTCTTTATAAATACCAATAAATCTTTTATAATTTACTTATGAAAACAATAGAAGAATCAATTCAAATGGTCAAAAATTTTGACTTTAAGAATGCCACTCAAAAGGAAATTGAGGACGCTATTCCAACTTTCGGTATGAACAATGAGTTTCCGTTGGAGATGCCTAAAGAGTTTCAAGAGTATATGGGTTGGGGTATCAAAACATGGCAATACCCAAGTCAAATTAGTAAACTCCTATATTTTTTAAAAGATAAAAACATCAACTCTTACTTAGAAATTGGATGTAGGTGGGGAGGAACTTTTATTCTTATAAATGAACTTCTTAGAAAATACAACCCTTCATTAGAGGCTCATTGTGTAGACTATATTCCGGCATCAGATATTTTAGACATTTATCAAAACAAATTTGAAGGTAATAGATTTTACTATCATCAAATTGAGTCATTTTCACCATATCTATTCACGAGAATGTATGGAGATGTTAATGTCCCAAAACCTCAAACAGACTTAGTTTTTATTGATGGGTGTCATACATATTTCTGTATACAAGAAGATTATCACAGAGCACTATTCTTAGGCGCAAAATATATCATATTTCACGATATTGTTAGTTCGTCTTCGATTAGTTCTAAACTGTCTTGGGAGAATATCAAAAAGAAACATAAAAAAGTTTATGAATTCACAGACCAATATGAATCAGTAAATGGTACTTTTATGGGTATTGGTGTTATTGAAATTGATAAAGAGGACGATTGTTTTCCTCACTTCAATGAATATTATCCAAAGTTCTTTGGAGAATAACATATTTATTCTTATCTTTGTTTCAGTTCTTTAAAATATGGGGGTGCCCTGGATTTGATTGCGATAATTAGGGTACGCAGGCACGTAGTCAGAATTCATCTATGACTTAAATCTATGGTGAAAGATTTCAAATGGCAAAACTTTTGCTAAAATGGCTACTTTAGGTTTAACTAGAGAAGCTGTTGTTGTTGGTGCTTAATTAGTACAGAACAGCGTTCGGGTCGGTTAGGACATATAACCTAGGAACAGAAGTCCAATATAGGGGTCACAGGTCAGAGCTCCTTTAAAATAACTCTGAGACCAAGTTGTTTACAGGTAAGTTTCTCACATATATCAAACCTGATATTTCGTAACATTGAGAACCGATGTTGTACTAAACGTGTAGTCTGTTTATGTTAATATTGTAAGACAAGGGTTCGATTCCCTTCACCTCCACCACTTTTTTATATGGGTACTGATTGTAATATATGTAGTAACAAATGTTTTGGAATACCAGGACATCACGGTAGTTGTTGTACGATTGAGGATAGAAATTATATCATCGGTCCTCACCCTGATGCTGACGAATTTATGGAAATTTTATCTAAAAAATTAGGTAGAGAAATTGAAAGGGAAGAAATATTTGTTGAATTTGAAGAAGGTAAAAATCTTTTTCCTGATAAATCTACTTGGCAAAATCCTGGTTCATATCCAGCATTTAGAGTTGATTTTTTCAACCCAAGAAAACCTTGTATATTCTATAATACAAAGATAAAGGCTTGTGGAATATACGACATTAGACCTCAAACTTGTAGAAATTATGAGTGTGAATATTTGACTCAAAACACGTAACAATTTGATTTGTTAATGTTTTATTAATATCTTTATAACAAATTGAAAATACTTATAGACAGGTGAAAAAATCTTTTATGAACTATTACCAAACAAAAACAACATATCAAAATTTTAATAATCTAGTCCCGTAGGCCCCTGTCTTCGGGATTTTTTATTTATAAACAACTAAACAAAAAAACATGAAAAAAACGGTAATTTTAACCTTAGGGTTAATGTTGACAGCGTTTTCATCCTTCGCACAAATTACAGGAAGGGTCGTTGACGCTACAACAAAAGAGGTATTGGCAGGTGCAACTGTTGGTACTGAAAAATCAAATGTTACAACTGGATTAGATGGAACATTTGAATTAAAAACTGTGAAAGCAGGTGAAAAACTTAATGTATCTTTTATCGGATATAAGAACATTGTAATCACCGCAAAAGACGGAATTGTTATTGAATTATCTTCAACATCAATTGGTCTTAAGGAAGTATCAGTTATCGCTTCTTATGGTATTGACAGAAAAACACCAGCTGCTATCTCATCAGTAAAAGGTAGATACACTGTTGAAAATTTAGGTTCTCAAGAATTACCTGAATTGTTAAAAATCACACCTTCGGCTTTTATTACGAAAGGTGGTGGTGGTGTTGGTGATTCTCGTATCAATATTAGAGGATTTGACCAAAAGAACGTTGCAATTTTAATTAACGGTATTCCAGTAAACGATATGGAATCAGGTTGGGTTTATTTCTCAAACTGGGCAGGTATCGGTGATGCGTTAAAACAAATGCAAGTTCAAAGAGGTTTAGGAGCATCAAAATTAGCAATTCAATCAGTTGGTGGTACAATGAATATCATTACAAAAACAACTGATGCTGAAAAAGGAGCTTCATTCCAACAATCTTTAACAGATTTTGGTTTAAGTAAATCAGTATTGTCTTATTCAACAGGTAACACTAAGAAAGGAGCATTTTCTTTTGTAGGTAGTACCACACAAGGTAATGGTTATGTTGAAGGTACTTACACAAAGGCTTATTCTTATTTCTTATCTTATGCTAAAGATTTAGGTTTAAATCATAAATTACAAATCATTGCATTAGGTGCACCTCAAGAACACGGACAACGTAGTTCTCGTTTAACACCCGCAGAATTTGACAAATATGGTGTAAAATACAATAAAGATTTGTATTTGTTAAACGGTGAGTTGAAAAACATCAATATCAACTATTATCACAAACCAATTTTCCAAATTAATGATTATTGGACAATCAATAAAACAACAACATTAACAACATCTTTTTACGGTTCAATTGGACACGGTGGTGGTAGTGGTGCTATCGGTTCTTACGATGGTACTAAAGTTCTTAGAGACGCTCAAGGTCATTTAACAATGGACCCACAAGTTGCTCTAAACGCAGCTTCTACAACTGGTTCTAAGTATGGTATTAGAAACTCAATCAACAATCATAGTTGGTATGGTGTATTATCTACATTAAACAAAGATTTATCTAAAACATTAAACCTAACGTTAGGTGTTGATGGTAGAACTTATGTAGGAACTCACTTTAGAGAAATGAGAAATTTAATTGGTGGTTCTTATTACAAAGATATATTCAATACTGCTGCAACAGTTGATGCAAATGCTAGTGATTTTATTAATATCAATAAAGTAACTCCAACTAACAATCGTATCGCTTACGATAACGACGGTTTAGTTAAGTACGCAGGTACTTTTGGACAATTAGAATACTCTAAAGATAAATTATCAGCGTTCGTACAAGGTGCTATTTCTAACACATCTTACCAAAGAGCTGATAGATACTACGCAAATGCAGTAGAACATTTATCTGAAAAAGTTAATATCACAGGATACAATTACAAAGGTGGTTTCAACTATAACTTAACTGACAATCACAACGTATTTGTTAATGCTGGTCAATATAGTAGAGCACCTTATTTCAGTTTCATCTTCAACGGAGCTTCTCCTTCATCCGCAACCGCAATCAATAGTGGTAACGCGGTGAATGATAACATCAAAAATGAACAAGCAACCGCAGTTGAGGTTGGTTATGGTTTCAGAAGTAAGTCGTTTAGAATTAAAGCTAACGCATATTACACTGATTTCAAAAATCGTTCTTTAACTTCTCCACTATTAACAAATGCTGATGGTACTCAATACAGAGCATTAATTGTTGGACAAGGTGCAACACACAAAGGTGTTGAAATGGAAGCAGAATTAAAAGTATCTAAGAAATTAGATGTTAACGCATTTGCATCATTTGGTGATTGGAAATGGAAAGGAAACGCTTCTGCAACAATCCATGACGATATCAAAAATACAGATGTTAAAACATCAATCTTTTCTGACGGTTTATTCGTAGGTGACCAACCTCAAACACAAGTAGGTGGTTACGCTAGATACCAATTAACTAAAAGAATAGATTTATCTGCAATTTATACTTTCAATGACAAGTATTACGCATACTATGACCCCACTTCAAGAACAAACGCAGCTGTAACAGCTCAACCTTATAAGTTGGATTCTTATGGTATCACTGATGCAAGAATTGGATATAAATGTAAAGTAGGTAAATTCCCAGTACACGTTCAATATCAAGTATACAACGTATTTGATACTAACTATTGGGCTGAAGCTAACGACGCTGGTGGTACATCAGTTGGTGTGTTAGGAACAGGATACAAAGGTTGGGGTAGAAACTCTAACGTAAGTGTCAAAATTAACTTCTAATTTAAAATAGAAATTATAATTAAAACCCTCATCTTCAGATGGGGGTTTTTTTATCTCAAATTTTTACTATATTTGAGACAATGAACAGAATTTATATTGGGTTATTCATTTTTGTAGCCTACACCGTATCACAAGTTTTTACGTTTTACCAATTACAGGGACACCTGTGGAATAAATGGATTAAAGATAACCCACTTTTAATGACCATCCTTGGACTACCCATCGGTTATGTGGTTATATTAGCTAGCAGACAAATGGTTGAACTGTGGGGTGGGCAAACGTGGCCAAATAGGATTATAGGGTTTTGTCTCGGAGTCATTGTTTTTTGTTTAATGTCTTGGTTCATGTTAAAAGAACCTGTTACTGTTAAAACATCAGTTTGTCTTTTATTAAGTTTTGTTATTCTTGGAATCCAATTGTTTTGGAAATAAAAGGTATTTATGAATATGAAATTCATGGGTATCTTATTAAAGGAGGGTCGTAAAGAAGATTTAAAGAAAAAATATTCAACAAAGTTTAATGAAGAAGACTTAGACTTTATTTTGAATATTTCCGATTTAAAAGATTTTAATCACAAGTACACTGATTTTGTATTAAAAAATACAGATGGAGATGGTGAATTAGATACTGATGAATTAGAACACCTTGTAGGTCTTATAAAAGATTTTGATAAATATTCAAGCCAATTTCCTAAGAAGGATATCAATCAATATGTATCATTAAATGAACTTGAAAAAGTAATTCTTTACATTAGGGGAAAAAACAAAGAAAAGGAATTAGAAGGTCAAGCAAAAAAGATTTACGAAAAAGGTGACTTTGTAGTTATTCAACCAAAAACTGAAGCCGCTTCTTGTAAATACGGTTCAAATACAAAGTGGTGTGTTACATCAAAAGGGTCAGGTCACTTTGGTAAATACACCGCAGGTCGTCAAAGATTATATTTCATAATTAACAAAGCCAAGTCCACAAACAAAAATTACTCAAAAGTTGCAATTCATTTTGATGATGGTGGAGAACCAAGATATTGGGATTCTCAAGATTCGCCTATGAGTCAAAGAGAAGTTGATGTGTTTGAATACGCATTTTCCGATATGATTGAGTCAATTAAAAATGACTATAAAAAATATGCGGGGTCAATGACTGATAAGTTTTTAACTCAGGCGTTTGATTCTATAGGTGAAAATTCCGCAGAAAGTAGAAATTATTTGAATTCAACTTATAATTTAGCAACATATATTACAGGATTTCAAAATAACCATGGTTTGGGATTTGGTCATTCGGAAGCTCTTTTATCAATATCATTAAATTCATATGTTGGAGACAATAAATTAATTGACGCATATAGACTTTTTATTACGTACAAATCTAAAGATGAAAAAACATTTACCGCAAGTATAGGATTTATGGGTGATGATGATGTAAAAGGAGATGACATTGAGGACCTTGGTCTTGAAAATTGGGGAATAGATGTGACATATAATATTGGTAGAACTCCATTAGAAACCGCTGAAGGTGTTAGAAGACACATTGCACAAAGAGTGTTGGACCATATCGTAACTAACCCTCAACTTGTTCAAAAGATTGCAGGAACATCCAAAGTTTGGAGACCGAAATCAGGATATACCTTCGGGAAAAACAAAGGGTTAATTAAAAAATTAGTTGATTATTTAGATACGGGTGCAATAGGTACTAAGTTAGACTTTATGGAATCCATAGGAAAATTTAAAACAAAAATTGTTAACGGTAAAAAACTATATGCTCACCAAGGTAGTGATAATTACTTACCATCAGTTAATTTTAGAGGCCAATATTCAACGTTCTTTGCCGCAGCGAAATTAGCTGGAATTCTAGGATATAGGAAAGTCGGTAAAGAATTTTTGTTAGTTAAAGGTCCTAATTTTGATGCTTTTAAATCCGGTGAACTTAAAGCTCTTTAGATAACTTGCGAAAGTAGATATACAATCCAAAGAATAGTCCCGCAATACAATACAAAACGAAGTTCGCTTTCCATAAACTTCCTGTCAGTAATATTAGGGAATACTGAACGGCATCGAACCCAAATGGATTGAAAAACAACGCCAACATTAAAAATATTTGAGAGAGATTGTCTTGAAACGTTCTTCTCCACGTTTGTCTGTTTATCGCCATCTTCCATGTTCCCTCGTTTAAATTTTAGGTCAAAAATTGACATTGTAATATTCAAATAAATATCATATCTTTGTATTCTATGAAAGTTATATTTTTAGATAATGATGGAGTAATCTGTTTATCAAATAATTGGGGGGGTCGTACAAAAAAATGGGCGAAACATCGCTCCGCAAATCCTGAGTCAAGTAATTTACTCAGAGAAGCTCCCGTTGATGTAAGATTTGATGATTTTGATAAGAAATCTATTAAAATTTTAAATGAAATCTTAGAAGAAACAGGAGCAGAGATTGTAGTATCTTCTGATTGGAGATTTCATGCAACTTTAGAAGAATTAGGTGAATATTACGAATCCCAAGGAATCTCAAAAAAACCAATCGGATTTACCAAAAAGTTAGGCCAATTTCAAAGACCTGAAAACTTCCCATGGTCTCGTCAGTGGGATTTAGAACAGTCAAGGTCCTTAGAGATACTTCAATACCTTAAAGACAATCCAGAGGTCACAGAATGGGTTGCAGTAGATGATTTGAATATGGGAATACCACAGACTCACGAGAGTTGGGGTGAAATGGAAATGGATTGGGGTTTGACCAATTTTGTACTCACACCAAAAAGTAGTGAAGGGATTAAACAAACAGGAATTAAAGATAAGATTATAAAAATTTTAAACGATGTCAAAGATAACGACAAAGGTGATAGTTAAGAATAGATATTCAGGAGTTGCTCCTGAAGGATTTGTTTTACTCCATGAAAAGACAATTCAAGATTTACAAAATTTTGAAATTTGGAAAGAGTGGAAAAATAATATTATTGAATTAGATTTAAATAACAGAATTGAGATGGAAGAAAGTAAAAAATCTTAAGTTTCAAAACCGGTCAAACTGGCGGTAATCGTCTGCAGCGATGAAAGGAAGTGCACTCCGAGGTATAACATCCCGTCAGTCCCTGACCACATTAAAAATATTATGAAAAGATTATACAGACAAAACGGTAACATGATTGGTGGTGTTTGTGGTGGTATTGCTAATTTTGCCGAATTAGATAAGACAATCGTTAGATTGTTATTTGCAGCATTAATTTTTACCCCATTCCCAATCATCACAATCTACATCCTTGCATGGATTATAACCCCATCAGAAAAAATATGAAAGTAACAAAAAACCCCACCTTATTTGTGGACATAGACGGTACTATTGTAAAGTACCGTAAATTTAGTGAATTAGCCACAGCCGTATTGACACCCATTCAAGATGTAATTGATTATGTTAATGACCATTATAATTCAGGTTCCGTGATAATTATTACTACAGCACGTCCTTCGAGTTATGAATTGATGACCAAACAAGAACTTGAAAAGTTAGGTGTTAAGTATCATCAGATAGTTATGGATTGTGGAAGGGGTACAAGAGTCGTTTTAAACGATATGGACCCTGAGAATCCAATTGAAAGGGCTGTTGGAATAAACTTTATTAGAGATGGTGGATTCGAACCAATAGGTGGAGTCCCTGAGATTAAATCGTATGAGTTATAAAGTATCACCAAAAAGACACATAGCTAAAACAGTAAGCTATAGAGTTGTTAGCACAGGAATTGGATTTGCAATTATGTGGTGGGCAACAGGAAGTATTAAATTAGGAGCTGCATTTGGATTAGCTGAACTTGTTTACAAACCAATCCAATATTATATCCATGAAAGAGTGTGGTATAGATGGATTAAGTTTGGTCTAATTGAAGATAAGAAACCAAAACCTAAAAAGGTTCAATTAAACGAAGTTCAATCAGAACCAATTGTTAAAGAACCTGTTCAAACACCTCAGTCAACAGGAAAAAAAGTATTAAACTATTCATCCAATAGATAAACCGAGTTACCTCGGTTTTTTTATTTTATAAAGTATTTATCAATAATATGAATGAAGATATTAAAGATATAATTCAATCTTTTGATTTAATGCTTGGTGATAATAAATCTGTTGTTAACGAAGTCGCTCTTATTTCACCATTAGACCAAACATCAGTTAATTCAGGATTCGGTGCAAGGTGGGGTAAAACACATAATGGTGTTGATTTGGCCGCCAATGCAACAGAGGTTAAATCACCCGCAGATGGTGTTGTAGAAGTTGGTGCAATCAAAAATGACGATTGTGGCGGTACAATTATTATTAATCACGCTGGTGGATTCAAAACAGGTTTTTGCCACATGCAAAAAATTAGTGTAAATCCAGGTGATAACGTTAAACAAGGAGATGTTATAGGTATTAGTGGTGGAGGTAAAAATGATGTCGGACATGGTAGAAGCGATGGCAGACATTTACATTTCACACTTAGAAAAGATGGTAAGTTAGTTAATCCAATAGACTATATCGATAAGAGTGGTGTAATCATGACAGGTGACGTTCCTCAATCAACAACAAGTGGTGATACTACAAATGATGGTACAAATGATAGTAATGCAACAGCATCAAAAACCAAAAAAAATAGTGATGATGTTTTTGGTGTTAGAAATTTAGACCCTAATGATATAATGGTTAAAAAGGCTAGAGAAATGGCAACCCAATTCGGACTTAGCGAACAAAAAATTTACGGTACTTTTGGAGATAGATTATCAGATAGATTTGGTAGTATTATCATACCAGCAAGAAATAATAGTGAAATAAAATCCCCTGTGGACGGAATTATTTATGTTGGACATGCAGATTCTAACTGTAAGAACCAAGTATCAATTGAACATAATATAGAGGGCAAAAGATATTTCTTACAGTTTTGTAATATCACAAAACCTAACATTAAAAATGGTAGAGCAATATCTAAAGGAGCATCTTTAGGAAAAACATCTGATGATGTTAAAGTGTCGTTATTTGATTCAGGGTGGAATAGAAAAGATTTGTTATCAATGATGAATAAAGAAATTAAACCAACTGTTAAATCAACCGTTAAATCTAAAAAAGAAAAAAATAAAAAAGAAAAAAATAAAAAAGAACCGATGAAATACTATGACCCCACAATACCATTTATCTTTAAAAAAATACATGATATGATTCCATCTATGACTAAAAATAAAAAAGATGAGGAACCAAAAATTTCAAATTTCTTTAGTAAATACGGACTAACTGGAAAAAAAATTGACGAAAACATAGAAAGAATCAAAAAGTTATTATAATAAAAAACCCATCATTTAGATGGGTTTTTCTTTTTAAATATTAACAAATAATTCGTCTTGTGTCTTTCTTACTTTTTTATAATTTTGATAATCATCTGTGTCATCTCTATACCCTAAGGCGCAAACTACAACAGAAGTTGTATCGGTCAAACCTAAAATTTCATCGTATTGAGTTCTGTCAAAACCTTCCATAGGACAAGTATCAACATCAATCACTGCAGCAGTATTCAATAAGAACCCTAAGGCGATATAAATTTGCTTATCAATCCAAGAAGATTTTTGAATCTCATCTAAAGAGTTGATAGTACCTTTCATCATTGCTTCAAATTGAACTAACCTTTCTTTTGGAACACCTCTTGTATTCACAATGTTTTCAATAAATGAATCCACATCAGATTCGTTGACTTCTTTTTTTCTTGTAAAAACTGCAAGTATTGATGAATCGGTAATTTGAGATTGTCCCCATGATGCCGCTTTTAATTTTTCTCTAATTTCAGGGTTCTTTACAAAAACAACTTGAAATGGTTGTAAACCGTAAGATGTTGGTGCAAATTGAATAGCTTGTTTTAAAACATCCATTTTACTCTCTGAGAGATTAACGCCTGAATTAAATTTTTTGGTCGCATATCTCCAACTTAATTTTTCTATAATGTTCATAATTTCTTTTTTTTTAAATATAACAAAAAACCCCCAATATATCAAATATTGGGGGTTAGTTTCTTTACAGAGAGTTATATTATTTAACTTCTGCCGCTTTAGGAGCTTCAGCTTTTGCTGAATCTACAGAAACAACTGTAGAATCTACTTTAGTTGAATCAGCTACAACAGCAGTTGAATCAGTCTTTACCTCAGTTGATGTTCCTGTTCCACAAGATGCCAATGCAACGATTGACAAAATAGCTAGGATTTTTTTCATGTTTTTTTCTTTTTTTTGGTTAATGTTTAAATAACTTTAATAGACTATAAATATACAACAAACTATCCAATTAGTCAATTTTTATATTTAATTATTTTGCGGAGAGTGCTGGATTTGAACCAGCGGTACCCTTTAGAGGTACGACAGTTTAGCAAACTGTTGGATTAAACCGCTCTCCCAACTCTCCTAACTTATAATGTTTATTTCACTTTCAGTTTCAATAACAACCCTTGCACCACAACTTAAAATAGGTTTTTCATCACCAAAACCACAATAAGTAATTTTACTTGGTCCTAAAATTTCAACCTCATTACAATAAGTGTTCTTTCTCCCCTGTTTTATGGTGATTACAGGTAAGTTAGTCCCTTTAATCTTATTTGACCTTATATGGTGTTGATTTACGTGTATTTTAGTTTTCATTGTTGGAGTAGGTGGACTCGAACCACCGACATTCACCGTATCAGGATGACGCTCTAACCAACTGAGCTATACTCCAATAAAATAAGGTAGAAGCACCCAAAAGGGGTTTGGCCTCGGGTTACATCACGTATAGGAGCCCTGTGCTCCAACCCCGATATTGTGCGACGGCCGCATCAGTTTCTACTGAATCCTTCTCTACCTCATTGTGTGACTAGAGAGAATCGAACTCTCACATGAAGCGCCACAAGCTTCCGCCCTACCATTAGGCTATAGCCACCATGTGTTGCGGTGAGAAGAATTGAACTTCTGAC